GCTCCACTTCTCCGGCTTTCTTCTTTGCATTAGAGATAAGCTCCTGTTTCGTGGTGGCTTTGCGCTGTTCTGCATCTTTCGCCTTTAAATCAGAAACTTCCTGCAATAGAGTTTTCGCCCATGCTGGGGTTTCGTCTGTGGTGGTTGCTGCTGCTGCGGCGGCGGACGTGTCTGCTGGTTTCTTGATTCTAGAATCTACTTCGCTTTGTATCATTGCTACAAGTGGTCGGTAAGACTCAACTGCTTCACTGATTTTTGCTTGTAATTCTTCTGCTGGGATAGTCCCTGCTGCGGATAGCCGTGATTCTAATGCAGTTACTATTTTTTCGATTGATTCTGGCTTTAAACCGTACTGTAAATAAGCACTTTTTATTGCCGATTGGATCTCTGCTTTCATTTTAATTGCTATTATAAATATTTGTTAGTAGCATCAATTATGGACAAAGATAATTAAAAAATCCGAATTACCAAATTTGACTCAGATAGACTAAAGATAATTGCAAATGCCATAAATTTTACTATCTTTACGCCTTAAACCATTTTCGACTTTATGCAGGAGTACGTCCTTTCGCCATCAGGGAAGAAATATTACACTAATGAATATGTAGAGTCTTTGCGGGAAAAAAACCTCGCATTGTCAGCAAGTGCCGCAATGTATAACATGATCCCTCAATCTGGGTTTCAGGAATTATGTTTAATATCGGATGCCGATGTTATGTTAATAGGAGGTAAAAGAGGCGGGGGGAAATCTCGTATAATGAATATGGAACCTCTGTATAATATTGATGTTGTTGGGTTTAAGGCGGCTGGATTCCGAAAGGAAGAACAGGATGTAAGGGACGGGCTTTTCGCAGATGCAGTGAATTTATATCGGGGATTTGGTAATGTAATAGATTTGTCTATAAAATTCAATAACGGAGACTCTACGATAGATTATTTTCATTTACAAAACGAAAAAGAGGTAGACAGAAGGTATAGGGGACTACAAAAACCATGCATATTAATCGACGAGTTGCCCCAATTGCAGGCATCTACATTTTTTACGCTATTGGGATCAAACAGAAATACTCTCGGAATTCGGAATAAATTCATAGCCTCATTTAATCCTATCGGCCCAAAGCACTGGGTTTACCAATTGATTAAGTGGTACATAGACCCAATAACAAATATGGCGATCCCCGAAAGAAGCGGAATATTGAGATATTTTTACAGGCACAATGACAAGTTATCCGACATAATTTGGGGAGATAGTCGCGAAGAAGTGTATCTAAAAGCCTCTGGATATATTGATGCACTATACAATAAAAACCTCGAAGGGCAGATTGATAAGATGAATCTTATTACGTCGTTCACGTTTATTTCTGGAGACTTATCTGAAAATAAATTATTAAATAAATTAGACCCATTTTACCTAAGCAAACTTGCAGCTCAGGGATCAGAGAAGGCTATTAGGGATGTGTCTGGATTATATGTTGATCCAGAATCGTCTTATGGATTAACCTCTTATGAAGATTTTGAAAATATGTTCAATAACAATCGCCAATCCAATATCGGCTTCCGTTGCGGAACGGCAGACGTTGCTCTGACGGGAGACTACTTTGAGATGTTTGCCTTTGAGGATAAGCACACTGTAGATTGGGAGGCGTTTACCGGAGTCCTTAGCGACACTGCCGTATCGCTCGCAAAGAAGTTTTTAGATAAAAATAATATTAGGGAAGAATATTTCGCCTACGATAGTAATGGATTAGGATTATATCTCGAAGGCTACTTTAAGAAAGCAAAGAAATTCAACAATAAAGAAGCTGCATCTAATCCAAAGTTATGGAACAATCAGAAAAGCGAGTGTGCGGAGAAATTCGTAAAATCCGTAAAGGATGGAGAATACAGCTTCGCAGATGGCGTATTAGAGAAAAGCGTAGGCGGAATAACCTTGCGTGAAAGATTACAACTTCAGCGTCCGGCACTTAGGCGTAAGGAGGTCGATAATGGTAGGTTTGAGATTATCGGGAAGCCAGCAATGAAAGCAGAAATAGGACACTCTCCCGATACTGTGGAGGCTCTATTTATGCGAGAAGTATTTAATAGCAAGAAGAGGGGATTTTCAAATAGTGGATTACTTTAATAATTAATAATAACTAAAATGGCAATAACAAAAACGGTAGATCAAATTCTACTGAAGAAACCTTTCACGAGAGAATCTCCATCAATAAATTGGCATCCACCTACAAGTCTCGGTGAATCTGCGCCAGTGATGACGCCTCGGAGATTGAAGTCTCAGGTAACTCAAGATCAGTTCTTGTCTGAATATGATCCATCAGGACATAAAATTAATGATCAGTTCTATTATGCCGACAGAATCAAAGAGGATTCCAACAAGCAGAGGTATATTCATTTCGTAGAACGTGTCAGCTTGCCAATGCAACAAACCATTGTCACGAAACAATTAGCGCATCTTTCTGGCAATTACATCCAATTTGTGGATAGTAACCCCCTTCCGACAGAAGCACAGAAAAATTCACTAATAGAATTTAAGCAGGGCTGGATTAATAAAAACATGGAAGTCGCCATGCATGAGTTCTTCGAGATGGAAAAGATCACGGGAGATTCTGCTCTGTGCGGATATATCCATGAAGGCGAATTTGGATGGCGTACTTTTGGCTACAAGAATGGAGAGATACTTTATCCTCACTACGACAATATAACCGGAAAGCTCAATCTATTTGCGAGAAGGTATATGCAGAATGAAGTTGAGTATGTTGATGTTTGGGATAATAAATACATGACTACCTATACCCGACAGAAAGGGTGGATGGCAAAAGTATCGAAAGTAATTGGAGCTGATGGATGGAATGTAGAGGCTCGCACGCCTCATGGATTTGATTTTGTACCGATCTCTTACAAGAGGGATGATATGGGTGCATGTTGGAGTAATGTTCAGGACTGTATTGATAAGTTCGAGTTGGCAGTATCTCAGCTCTGTGAAAATAATAAAGCCTATGCTTTTAGAATCATGTTTATCAAAGGCGATGGGGATATTCAGAAAGATGCAGATGGTATGCCATCGGTTATTATTGGAGATGCGGATAGTGATGCAAAGTTCCTCGAAAAAGCAGATGCATCAACATCATTTGAGCTTCAGTTGAAAATATTGGAGAAATATATCTTAATGGGGTCTTTTACGGTTCTGCCCCCAGAAGTTAAAGGCGGAGACCTACCGGGAGTAACCATTAAACTACTCTATTCTCCGGCGGTCGAAAAGGCTATGGAAGATTCTCAGCACTGGAACCAAGCACTTGATGATGTAGTTTCGATATTCAAGTTTGGGTTCGGAGTTGAGACAAAGAAATCTGCTCAGTTTAATAATCTTCCAGTAAGAGGCGAGATTGTTCCTTATGTTCACCAAAATGAGCAAGAGAAGGCAAATATTCTAAACCAAGGGAGGACAATGGGAAATCTATCTACCGAGACTGGTGCACCACAATATCCATTTGCAGCCAATGATGAATTCGCAAGAATCACAAAAGAGAATGAAGCTAAGGCTCAGCAGGAAAATGCTAAGATAGAAGCTACGGCTAAAGCAAAACAGACAGGTATGAATCAACCTAATAAAGCAAGAGAAAATGCAGGAATTTAATACACAACCACCGGAAGCCAGATTCGTTCTGGAGCATATACAGCAGGCTTTTCTTGGAGAGGAAGTGCCAATTACCTGTGCGTTCAATGAGTACGCTGTTGCGAAGGCCCAGAGAATATCGGGTCAGGTAGATTACGTAGCGGTAAAATGGGACTTCTCGCTTTACGTGCCTCGGATCGTTTTTGATCCAAATTGTTTTAATGGGACTATTGTCAAGCTACTTTGCTTGTATGTGTATAGCAAGGTTGCAGAAATCGTAAAGCCACCGGAGCCGAAGAAGGTTGAAGCGTTTTTTACGAAGTCTCCTGCAAAAATGTCTGGGGATGAATTGAAATTCGAACTCAAAATGATTCACGGACTTTCAGATGAGAAGGTTGCAGAGTACCGTTCGATGCCTTCAAGAGTCGCAAAAGTCATTGAGATGAGGAAGATAGCAGATGGAAACAGAAAGTAAAGACCAATTCACAACGTTTACGGTGAGGGGAAATGCAACCCTCATCGGAAGCCTGTATCGACAAGCCGACAAGCACTTCAAGGGTAAGGTAAACATCCTGACAGATAAACTCATTAATGACTATTTAGATGTCCATTGGAATGACCCTATGATTACCAGCTACATAGGCGAGCGCGGGCAAGGAATAAGAGATCCGTACTATAAATACAATTTCCAAATCAGAAAGAGTACGCGGGATCGGATTGATCAATTTGCATACGATCTGCAACTTCCAAGGGCGGTTATTGCGAGTACGGCACTTCGGATCTGGTTTATGGGATTAGGAGAGTAAAAAAGAAACCCGTACAGGTAATATATGATGATTATTACCTGTACGGGTTATTTTGTGTCCCAATTTTATGAAATATTTGGGACGCAATTTAATGGGAAATTTGGTCTAGCAAACTCTTTGTGATATTTTATACAGGCAACATCAAAGGCTCGTGCTGCATCTTCTTCAATAATAAAGCGCCCTAGGTGAGTACACTTCCCTTCTGGCTTTATGGCAACCTCCCATATTTTATCTCTACTATTCCAAGATACTCCCCTGTAAATAGAAGAACAATTTTTTTGAGGCCTCTGATTCATACGATTTTCTTGATTGGTACAATGTCTTAGGTTGTATCTCTGATTATTTAATCCATCCCCATCGCGATGATCTACAATTGGACTTAATATGTTTTCGCCCATGATAAGTCTGTGCATTCTATATTTCTTCTGTCTGCCATTAATCCTAACAGACCTTACGGCGTAGTATGTATTTCCATCCTTATGAGCACTCCACTTCCACTGATTTAGCCATTCAAAATCTTCATCATCAACTTTAGCAAATTTTCCTTGTGTTAATTCTATTGACCTCATTATTAAATGTTTTAAAACAACAAACCCCCAAACTCAGCTTGCAGACTAAGAATGAAGGTTTGTTAAAAAATATTATCAATTATGCTGCAAGACATGCGACAAATATACAAAATAAAATTGAGATTACCAAATATTATCTGCACGGGTTATACGTGGCAGTTATAACCGTCCGAGGTTATCATTATACCCGCTAATGTAATTTTGCGTACATTATTATGTTCATAGTAATATAAATGAGATACTTAACTATTTTTAATCCTCGGAGCGGGTATAGCTCGGATATAACTACCTGATTATCAGTTTTTCTGGGATAATAACCCCCAATTCTAATAATGTTTTTGGAGTATATCCAACCGCTTCACAACTAACATTAACATACCTATCGTTTTGGATTTTATCTTTATGGATATGCCCGTGAATGTTGCGATAGAAATGTCCCATAATTTCAGATTCAATTATTGGTATGTGTGTGAGCATTAATCCTTTGTAGTTAATGCAACCAGAAACAGAATGCACGTGCTTTAATAATTCCGGTACATCCTGAAGCCTATCGTGATTGCCTAATATCACGTGCTTTAATCCATTCAGTCTATCAAGAAGTGAGTATGGTGATTTCTTCTCCATTGTTAGATCGCCAAGAATATAGGTTACATCCTTTTTGCCAACTACCTTATTCCATTGGCTTATAATATATTCGTCATGCTCTTCGATAGAAGCAAACCCACGCATCCCTATGATTAGGTTTGTGTGACTAAAATGCAGGTCGCTTATAAAACGTACTATTCCGCTCATTTTTTTAAAATATATGTTGGCATTTTCCATCGCCATTTATAATCACATCTCCAACACCCCAACTACTTAATCCTAAGTTATATCCATGCTCTAAATCTTGGCATCCCACCACTAAGCTCCCATCTTGGCGCGATGGAGTATGACTATGAGCTGTCACTGTTTTCGATGAAAGATTCTTAAACTGAACCGAGCTGCCGCGACTACCATTGGCTCCACGATCTCCATGTAAATTTAATTCAATTCCACATACTACAATACTGTCGTCTACCTTAGTTGCCACAATGCCTAATTCACGCACCAAATACGGGAATACACCATCAGGCTCACGTAAAGCAATCGGGAGCAATTCGGCGTACTTCAGAGCATTTGGAATATCTTTTTTCCAATCCATGTTAGCTATATAGCGATCAATCATATTGTCATGGTTTGACGGAATAATCCTAATGTCATCGCACAGGAGATTCAGTTCCGACAGATACTCCAACGTGTCCTCAATCTCGTTGGCCAGACTATTTCTACCAGACTCAAATCTCTTAACTTTCAGGATCGGATTCTTTTCTTCGTGGGGATTTACTGACTCCGCGTCCATGACATCGTGTAGGATAAGCATCTTTGGGTTTATGGCGATTATGCGAGACCTAATCCTGATCCGTGCTTCCTGAGAAAGTTTCGCTGTATGGAGGTCTCCTAATATAAGGGCTTCTACTTGCGGAGCTTTCACTACTTCTCCGGAGATAACCTGCTTATCCATATCTATAAAACTACCGTCGTCACATGCTGTAACGTAATGCATGTCCCCATCTGTAACTATTACGAAACCATATGTATGGTGGAACTCTCCCTTCTTTCCCGTCTTGCTATCGGTGTAGTTCGGTAGAGTACAAGCTCCGGTCGTCATCATAATCTTTGGCGCATGCCCTTTTGGGACTGGCATAAACTGCATGTGCACCCTTGGATGTCCAAATATACACGACTCAGATGCGGATAGCCCGTTTAGTCCTGATAATGGCGTAACCGCTGTGGGCTGAATCTTTACGTCAGACATTAACTGAATACCATCAAAAAGATCATGTCTGTTAGCGTCCAAATAGGGCAAGACTTCTGCGCACCAGACATCATTGGGTGCATCAGAAAAAACCGAGTTTGGGTTCTTGTAGCGGCTAGCAATCACATGCACCTCTGCACCTTTGAATCTGGCGTAGGCTAACAGATTATCCCAAAATGGTTTATGTATGGGCGTTGAGTTTAATGCTGTTGTGATTATGTAGGTTTTGGATGGCGTGAGTTTCTTGTGTGAGGCTTTCTCGTATTCGTTATTTTTGCATAGGACATTCATGTATAGCTGGTAGAGATCCATATGAACTCCGGCGACAGGATTTCCGGCAGACCCAAGCATTTTACGAACCCTGTATCTTGCGCCTTCTGCATCAATAGATGGGTCTTGTCTTACCATTTCCTTGGCAATAGCTCTCTTGTTTGTAATGCCTTTCGCAATACATTCCCTAATTACTTGTTCAGTGAAAATCATTTATGATCGGTATTAGTTAGTACAAAGATAATATATTTATTGGATAATGCAAATATTATTAGGGAAATTTAATCTGTTGAATTCTGGGTTACGCTTTATAGCTGCTACGTCGTATGCACGCGCTGCATCTTCCTTGCCATTAAAGTATCCAAGGTACTTCTGCTTTCCATTTATTCCTATGTACGCCTCCCATTTTTGCATCAATTTATTCCAACGAACTCCCCTATATCCCGATGTGCTGTTCTTATTTAAACCCCTATTCATCATATTTTCTTGGTGGGTACAGGGCTTTAAATTATATTTCTGATTATTTAATCCATCTCCATCCTTGTGATCTATACTTGATTTTGAAGGATTATATCCCATGATAAATTGATGCATGTACTGAGTCTTCTGTCTACCATTAGATGTAATATTTCTTACAGCGTAATAAACGCATCCATTTTTGCTTTTCCGAGCATGCCACTTGCCTGCCTTTATTACCCTATCGTAATCCTCATCGTCTACTCGTGCAAATAATCCCTGACTTAGCGGTATTAATCTCATTGTTTTAATATAAAAAGAAAACCTCAAAAGAAAGGATACGAGCCAATCTAATGAGGTTGTTCAGTTTTTAAACTGAAATATTTTATTGCGATCTCGTATTTCGCGGTGTAAATATACGAAATACAATTGACAATACCAAATAAAATTCGTCTATTTCCGAATCGCCAGTAATGATTGATCATGGTGGGTAAAGAATGCTCTAACACTCCGCAAACCCATCCTGACTATTCGATCTGATCAACCTTCGCTCCCGTATACCGACGGGGGTCTTATGATTGCGGGTGTTTTGTGAGCCGGATGTAGGATTTGAACCCACGACCCGCTGAGTACAAATCAGCAGCTCTACCAACTGAGCTAATCCGGCATAGGTTTTTAAGTTGTTTATATTGAGGTGTAACCAAGAACTGTATTTATCAAACTAAAAACCTCGCTTGTGTCTCAAGTGCTTGAGTCAACCCATTTATAATGCGCAGGTTTGATTTGGCGCGTAATTAATATTATGATCAGAACGGAAGATCATCGCCATCTTTCTGATCTCCACCACTTTGCGTATCCATTGGTGGTAAGTCGTCCGCGGGTTTTGGTTTCGCCCCAGAAGTTTTAGTAATATTCACCCTCCATGCCGTTACGTTCGAGAAATACTTGCCCTGATATTCGCGTGACTCCACATTGAATCCAACCTCAACCTCGTCATCGACCCGCATATCGGCGATTAGTTCCGGTTTGTTGAATACGGTGAAGGCTACTTGTTTTGGGTAAGAACCTTCCTGTTCCTCAATTACGAAGTCTTGTTTTTCCCATGCCTTACCTGCCGCGCTCGTTCCAGATACTTCTGGAAGAATTGCTACTACTTTTCCACTAATTTTTAAATCCATTATTCTGCTGTTTTATTTGTTTCTACTCCTACTATATCTCCTGCTGTTACTCCTGCCGTTTCCTTCATCTCCCGTAACGCCTTCTCCTCTTCGATAATAGCTAAGTCATCTTCTGGTGTGATCTCTTTGTTTAGATCGGCAAAGTATGAGTTGTGCCATTTGATCCAAGCCTCCACGTACATTGGATTCTGAATTGCTAAAATACTGAATGTTTGAGTTCCGGCAAATGCGACTTCAAAATACTTGCGCCATTCGTCATCTTTGCAGTCCTCGAAAAATTTCTCGATGTTTTCTGGCGCTGCTCCCATTCTGAAATTCCATGATTTATTCTCGTGGGATACTTTTAAGTAACCATTTTCTTTCTCGCAGATGTAACTGCCGAGTTTAATGTTTTTTTTCATTTGTTGTTTTTAAATCTGTAAAATTGAAATAAGGACATCTTTTTGATTGAAGCAATTTCTGCACTGTGCGATACTTTGAGTTTTAAAAGAATCCAGTCGCATTCCTTTTTTACCTTAGATAAGCCTTCGTTATGCTCATCACGCACATCACCAAGCTCTTTTCGCGCCTTCTTCAACTCCTCTGCGATGGCATTAACAGCCTCGTCGCTTGACTGAATAAAAGAATCTGTAATTTTGTATCTTGAAGGAACGTAGTCAAATCCATTTATATATGCGTCATTCCCTTCTATGACCTTAACGCTAAACGTAATAGTTTTTACTCCTAACGCTAATTCCTGACTACGGCGCTTAAGTTCGTTATATTCCTCTAAATCAATCGTTGCTGTTGGTTTCATCTTTTTACGTGTAATATTTTACGTCCCTTCCATCCCTATTTGCAAAGCTCATCTTCACTATTCCTACGCCTTTCAGCTTCTCGATTGTTTCTTTCGTGCCGACCCGATCCTTTCCATTTATTGACACCACGAATATATCTGTATCGTTAAGTTCCTGATCTAATTTCAACCCCACGTCAGGTTCTGGTTTTGGTTTTGGTGGGGGCTTTTTGGGTCTTGTTGGAGCCATTATTTTCTGTCTTTATGAAGAAGCCATAACTCGTAGAATTCTACTTCTAATTTCGATAAGTCTGCCATTATTCTGAATCCTCCCCCTTCGTTGAAAATTGAAATACCAACTGATTGGCAATATGATTAAATTCAAAATGATTCTTGTTCTCCCCGGTAAATCCATTGAAAATCATTGTAGGCATTAGATTTGCCAAGGCATGAAAAAATTGAGTAAGATTATCGCCTTCCTGTAATTCTTCGCCATAAATTTTGTATTCGTTTTCGGTATCTGGTCTAACATGTCAGCAACTACCGCAGATAGCATAGACGCATAATGCAGATACTTTTCGTCCTTCTTTTCTGTTTTCTTTTTCATTTTGTTGATTTTATGATTCGAAAGTTATGGTTACTGAATCGAGGATTTGCCAATATTCTACATTGAAACAACTAAACCAATCTTCACAATAATAACCAATTTCCGAAGATCTGTTATCGTTCCCTTTAGCCAATACCACACCTACCTTATTGTCGGAAAACAAAATAATCGCACTGTCTTTTTTAGACTTGGCAATAACCGGAAATTTTTGTTTATCTTCTTTCGTTTCCTCTTCTACAATTTTACTTTTCATTTTCTTCTCTTATTAGTTTATAAATACAAAGATAATACATTTATTCATACTTCCAACTATTATTCCATTTTTATTTCGTAATTCCACAACATTTTAAAAGAAATGTTTTCAATAGCATATTCCATAAACTTCCCACTCCTTTTAAAATCAAACATGTACTCCTTATTTCCCTGCTCAATTAACCAACCCAATTTCATGCAAGCGTAATTGGTATTCAGCCTCGTAATCATATTCCACTCAACCAGCCCTGTCAACTGCTCCCGACACTGGAGAAAGTATTGCATAAAATCTATATCCAGTACTCGTAGCATCCGTCCATCTACAATAGAAACGAACTGGTCGGGTCGGTACGTTTCCTGTACGTTTATAAGCACGTAGGAGAAAAGAGACACGTATTCATTCTCTTCCTGTAAGTCCGGCACGTCTCTTGCCTCCAATTCCCGTACTCTCGCATCAGCTACAGCAAGAAAGCGTTTGACTGGACTATTTAGGTTCGCATAGAAGCGGGCAAGTGAGGCGGACTCGTGGGAGTAGAGGAGGGCGTATTTCACTTACTTTTATTTAAAGAATAATGGATATTGCCAATTATCTTAATTTTATCTCCTTTACCATATCCAGAAACACAAGATAACCCTATTATATACCCACAATCTCCATGACCGTAAGATATATCCTTATAATAATCAAGACCCACAGCTTGATTTTGAACCCCGTCGTTTATAATATCCCCAACAAAAATATCGCCTCCGGTATCGTCTGTAAATATATATTTCTCAATGATCCAATTACTAGGAGAAAACATACAATTTTCTACACTCCCATTAAACATTTCTCCGTAAGGATTAACTAATACATATTCATTAGGAACATACATTTTTTCTTTTGAATCCCAAACTCTAAATAATGGTTTATTTTTCATCTTTATATTTGTTCACTTAAAATCAGTTGCGTAACAATCTTCCGTAATCGTCCAATCATCCAACAACATCTCCACGAATGCCTCGTCCATAGCCTCTTTATTTTTATAGTGTCCGATCACAACCCAATTGAGCGTATTACTTCGGGTTGCTTTCTGTCTTTCTATTTCCGTGGTACGCTTGTTTTTTCTGATTATTCGGAACCCGCGCTGGACTTTCCAGAGCTGGGAGAATTTCCCAGAGTGGTCTTCATTGTCTGGGTTTTTGGGATATTGGATTGCTTGCATCTCTTCAATTTTGTTATCATCATTTTTGCCTTCCTTTTCGTATTCAGGGTCTTATTGTCACTACCCTGTATTCGCTCGATCTCTGTCAGTAGGATTAGTAACTGCTGGCGGGTTTGGTTGCTTACTTGGATCATGCCACTTTTATTTTATCACATCCTTTCCTAAGCATTGATATTGCGCATAATCAAATTTTTCACACCAATCTTGTATTTCGCCCTCGCATGTAAATTCTATTCCATTCCATAGCGAATTAAACCTTATATCTTTTGTTGTATGGCTAACTATAACGCTCCATCCATTTCCGTTATTTCGATAACTAAATTCAAATCCCTTGTTTTTACCTACATAATAATCTGAATGCCACCTTCTTTGTTTTCTGTAAAATTTCATCTCTTCTATTTTTAAATTGGCGGTAAATCATATTCCAGCTCTCTCTGCTTCGGCACGCTCGGCTTCACCAATGTCCGACCCATGCACTTATATGCCACAACCCTGCTAAACTCTTCCTTGCTCATTGTTAATAACCCCTGAGAAGCCAACCGATCCCACTCACCAATCATAGGCATTAGATAGTAGGTGTAAGTCATTCCGTCCGATTTCCTATCCTTGGCAAAGTTCTTTTCTTTCAGCTTTTCTGCGAACTTCACATTCGAGAAGGCGTTATAACCAGAACTGCGGCAGTATTCCACATACTGCTTATACAGATCCTTTGCGGTTATTTGCATCGGGGCGTGGGTCTTGTAGACGGGGATGTTGTAGTACTCCTGATCCTCTATGAATTTGAGAATACTATTGCTGTTTATCTCATATTCAAGAACCCTATCTTTCACCTCGTTAGGCTCAGAAACCATATACCCATTTGCGGCAACGCGCTTATGGCCTTCAAGTACCCAATTGAGAATACCCGGTAATTCTTGTTTTAGTTCTGTATGTAAATGTCGGTTTTGTTTTTCATCGGAGATGGTCACATTAAATGGAATAATTAAATATCTTGCAAAATACCCTTTGGTATAATCGCTGGTAGCTGGCAACTCATTACTATTAGAGATCATCAGTGGAATTGCTTTTGCCACAAATGGTTCCCTATAAATCTGCCTCGCTTGCATAGCCTCTCCTGAGATTAGTTTCTTAAATGTGGATCCTGCAAGTTCCTTTTTGCTTAGCTCGGAGCAATAATTTATAGTCTTACCGTTTACATCGGCTATATTTTTTTTCATGTCGCCGCCAGATACCAGATCATTTATTTCGAATGTAGATACATTATCCTCTCCTACCACTGATGTTATCACCTCGTAAACTACGGATTTCCCATTCCTGCCTGTTCCTAACTGAACCATCATTTTCTCTATTTTGTAGATACTCCTATCGACAAACATCAACCCATAATATTCCTGCATTGCCGCTACTATCGCGGGATCGGGAAGAACTTCACCTAAAAATTTCATCCATTTTGGGCATGTAGCCTCTGGATTGTATTCGTAATTAATCCTGCTTATTACAAAATGCTCTGGAGAAAAATCGCTCGTCAACATTGTGTTTGTATCGAGAACACAATTAATAAAACAAAGCTTGCGCCTAGATACTTCAAAATTTCTTCGACTAAGGTTTCTCCAGATGGTTTTACACATGGACTGAAACTCTTTGTTTAGTATTCCATCAGAAACTTGCAAGTATCTCATGGATGTAAATATCGCACTTTCCAGATCATCCTTATCGACAAGAATGTAGCTGCGGCCATCAAACCACACGCTGTTTCCGGCATACTTGTAGATATTTATCTTAGAGAGCGTATCGTAATATAACATTGCTATACCGCCAACCTTCTCAACCTTAGCCTCCCTACACAGTATGTCTTTTAACCGTTCCCTGTCGATAGATGTTATTAGCTGATCACTAAGTCCATCTGTCATTGTATGGGATTAAATTGGGCGGAAGAAGCTAATATTGAAAAAATTGAATTGCTCGGCTTTACCGTTTCTTACGTGAGAGTAGGGAGATCCGAGGCTATTGACCGAGAGATTAAGCATTTGCATATATCCCTTGCGAGTATAAAATACTTTCTTGTCGCAGATTATTGTATCTTCTGACGTCTGCTGAACCGTCTTATAATTTTGCTGTTCCATATTTCTAATGTTTTTTGGTGGCGCGTACGTTTTAATTGTGGCTGTAAAGATAATGCTTTTATTTAATATTCCTAATAAAACTTTTTATAAACTGATGGGGCTATAATCACAATCGGTTTCTTCTCTTTTCTTCCGCAAAATATGGATTGTGCATCTCTTTTATTTAAGATAAGCCTTACTCGTTCTTTATCAGCCGCCATTATTTTGTCTATCTCTTCTTGGGTCATTTCGCCTCCTCCCTAACCATCTTCAGCAATATCCCATAGTTCACTAAGTCAATTATTGAATCGTCAATAGATTCATTGTTCGGCGTTTTGCTTCCATGTAAATTCCCGATCCTGACAGCTTTGGTCGCTATGAAAACCAGAAGAACTTGTTCAGGTGTGATCCCAACCATAGAAGCGACTATTTTGAAGTTGCTGAGGCGATCCTCATTTGCATAGTCATCTCCCTTGCTATCCTGTATTTTACTCAACTCGTCAAATATGAGAGATAATTGCGTTTGCTGTTCTGTTTTTGTCATTTGTAAAATCTTTTTAGTTCATCAATAGAATAAAATATCGGGAGCATTAATTCCTGCGCATACTTAACCTCCCCATCTGCGCCGGAAGATTCGCCACCGAGCCGGAGAACACAATCACATACGCTCACCCATTCCAGATCCAATTTAATCCAATCGTGGTAATCCCTCGGATGGGCCATGTGCTGAAAGTGGCTATAAAGCGGCGCAAATGGTGCGAATCCGCCATTTATAAGCTCGTCAACTGTGTCGATTTGCAGTTTTACATTCACTGCGATGTCGCCTAAAGTATAAGGACTTGCTATGTATACCTTGATCATAATCTCTCCATTTTTTCTATGATTTCTATTCCTTTAAAGAAGTTGAAAAATTTCTCCTCGATCCCCCTAACTTCTAATCCGTTCCCGAAGATCAACCCCACATCGGTTCGCTTCCGTTCGACTATCCATCCTCCGTCATCGCAGGAGCCGGTAGGTCTGCCGATGTTGGCGAAGTACTCGACTCTACGGACTATGTGCTCCGTTTCTGCAAGCTCCCATAAGCTTCGGTTCTTTTCTGGCGTGTGAATCCAGATGCGTTTCATCTCCTCTATTCGCTTTAGGCGGAGGAGGTCGGCTTTTGTTTTTTCAGTCATGTCGCCTCCAATCCTCCGGCTCATCGCCATAATCCGTTAAGTCCAGTTCCTCTTCCATTATATGAATATTTTTAAGGCGACTTTCGAAAAAATAACACTCGGCATAGATGCATTATCTGAATAAATATCAGTAAATTCAATGTTTACATTGTTTATTTTAACCTCCTTGTGCGTGTTATGAAATGCGTCTAAAAGGTTCTTGATATCAAGTTCCAATTTATGCTTATCCTCTTTTATTTGTTTAGTATCCATGATAACTTTCCTCATCTTTAGTTTCCGGTATGAACTTTTCAATACTTCCTTCATATCCGCAGTAGTTGCACCTACACTGGTCATTCATCCTCGCAACATTAGTAGCCCCGCAGCCCTGTCTTGGGCAGGTGAGTACAAGCGAGGTATAGCCGTCATCATCTTCCGGCTGGTATCCGGTTGTATTATAACTCATCTGTCGCCTCCTTCCAAATTGCATCTTCGCAGTCATTGCCGGATTCTTTGGATAGTTTTCGGCAGAGTGCGTCCCTAAATTCTATTACCTCGTCTGCTTCCGATAAAATGGCATAAGCGATACATCCATGACACGATCCTAACCCATGCTCTTCTGATTGTTTGTAACTGATTCCATTTTGTTCTGTTCTCATCTCTTCTGTTGTTTTAGTATAATGCAAAGATAATACATTTATTTGGATTCGCAATAGGTTTGGCAATTATTTTTAGCAAAAGGGTATTTATTTTTGTGTTGCGATTAACTGCTATGGTCGCCATTATTATGTTGTAAAGTTTCCGGAGTCTATCAGATAGATAGTTACCCACGCAAAATAACGATATTTCCTTTAAGTTTAAATTCATTCTGATCTTCCTGCTGATCGTTTAGTGTATCGAAATTTTGCAAGAAAACAGACTCTACGGCAGAAGACATACCAAATTCATCACAATCAAAATCCTGCCAATAAACATGATTGTCTTGCGGCATCTTCTTTAATTTTGCGATAAGCTCTTTTACTTTCATCTCTCTTATATTTTATCTGATTAATCCCACTTTAGCCAGCCATTCCCGTTCCTTTTCCTCCGACTCAAATTTAAGCCATATACGTTTATCCGCCACAGAATTGCAAGAATCAAAGCAGCCATCCTTCTCCGCGATCTCACACAGATGGCAGTAGTGCGAGTCGGATAGGCGGGAGAGGGTTAGTTTCATTTCTCCCCCTCCTTTTCGATTTGTTCCAATTCGGTTATGAATGTGCGGTAACATTTCTCGCTGGCTTCAAGTTTCCACATCTGTTCGTCGGTTATTGGGCAGATATCTGAAATTTCCCTTAATTTTCTCCGATATTCTTCTATTAGCTCTCTCATCTCACTTTCTTTAATATTCGTGTATATCTCTGCATTTCTGTTTACCTACATTTTTCGTAAATTACTACATCTTTTGCCACCTCACACCAGAAGCAACATGCCAAATATATTTCATCTGTGGTTTTTGCATTAGCCATCCTAAATCACCGCACCATACATCAATTTCCTTCCCTTCGCTAACACATTTCCACCCGCCAAAATGGTTCGGCTTGGCATCCATAGGTATTAACATACATGCTTTTTGCCATTCTCCGTATGGCACAATTACGTCATAATCTCTTGATTCTGTATTATCTGGGTCTGCTCCACTTCCAACTATCCATGCGTCGTGTGCGTGAGTTAATGCTAATACTAATTTTGGTAATTTACTTGACATCACTTTATTTTTCTCATTATTTTAGTTATTTTTTGCATCTCCGTTTTATCCCCATCTTTCAGGATTGCTTCGGCGCGGGTGATTCTGTCCCTCAGCTTCCCTGACGCCACAGTCTCTCCCGTGTATTCCAGATCCACCACCATCTTCTTGTGGCGATCCAGTTCCGACTGTAGCTCTCCAATTACTTTCGCTATAGACATCCCTTCCTGTGTCTCGCCTCTTTTGGTGGTTAGGTTGCTTCTCCGGCAATCGAGTTTATCTCCGTTCTTGCAAAAGATTCGCACCCTCGGATCTTTCTTGCACAGGACATATTGTGGCAGAGTCCACCGCTTCCCATCAATCAGCGCATTCGGAAATTTATCCATCCCCCACTTATGCGTCGAGGCTCGTAAAAAGTCGCGGTCGTCGATGATGGCGCATGAGCCGTTGTTGAGTTCGAGGAGTTGGCTCATGGCTTTCTGTAGAATATATACGTCTGACCATCAACCTTACGCCTCTTATATGCGCCCATCTTATCTAAGGCGTAAGCAAATTTAACCACCGACAATGGTGTTGACTTGGAATAATTTTTACAATAGTGGCAATAACCAAAATAAAGACCTTTAGAAACTTGGTCTACCGGCTTACTAAATTCCTCAGATTCAGACACTCTCAACCCAATCACCCCTAAATACTCACCAATATCTCCATATTTCGGAGCGTTTTCGACCTCTACTTCCACGATCTCTTTGACTTTCTTTTCCTTTTCTGGAACTCTGTACAAAATATAATCTGGCAGTTTAGATAAAGTCAGTAACCGAGCAGCCATTTTATCAAAATCTTTTTCTCCGTACGGAGCATAGGTTCCAATCTTGTATCTTGCATTTTCCGCCTTCATCCCGTCTATTCCGGCTTGTACCGATAGAACCTGTGCCAATTTTGTTGTGTTAAAAAACTTCATTGTAAAATGTTTTAAATAACAAAGCCTCCCAAAGTTCTCCGGTAGTAGGCGGATACGCTTCAGAAGGCTTTAATTCAAATTTTCCTCTGGCTACTACTCCAGTTGTTGATTATTCAACGGTACAAATATAATAAACTTTTCGGAATATCCTACTATTCCTACAAAAATTTATCTCCGTAAATTATATCCATACTCTTGCAAATATCTTCAATATTATCAGGAACCCCATCGGGATAAAATAGATCCGTAAAAATAATCCAATTCTGCCTTTTATTTCTATACTTAAAAGGTCTGGACGCAACCCAAACTTGCATAGCCATCCGTATCCTTGCACTTGAAATTACAACATCCCTGTCCAAATATTCGCGAGGCACAAATTTTATTTCCTCATGCGCATCCAAATCCTTCTCCAGCTTCGGAAAATTAGTAACGGCACTCTCTCCCCTAAATTTTACGGCCATCCTGTCGTATTCCTTCGCAGCCCCCATCTCCGACTCCAGATACTTCGTGTATCGCCTTCCTTCGTGCTTGATATTCGCCGTCCACTGTCCAGTTGGCTTAAAATAACACACCCCCCTATATTGGCTCAAACGAGGCTCTTTTTTAAACGATACCTCCTTTTCGGTGGATACATCCACTTGCCTCACGATCCCAGCCGCAGCGTCACGCTCATCCATCTCTCTGATCGTATCCGTAACGCTTTTCTTTGGGCGGTTGGCTTCCGCATCCCTCTTGGCAATATCCTCGGCTCTTTTTCTTGCCATCATCTCATTAATAATCTCTGTGTCGCCTTTTATTGGCTCGTCATCAAAATCTACTTCCATTTTCTTAATTTTTATATGTACTCGCAAAGGTAACGTATTTTTTGATATATCCTAATATTTTGGCAAAAAACTTCAATTTTACCTATTTTCAACCGTAAAAATCTCTCGTTTTGGGTACATATTGGCTTTAAAAATATTCGCGATGGGTAGATTTTTGGCGGTGTGCAGGTAGTGAATTGCTGCTTTTTGGTGGTTTTTAGGTTGTTTTGGTGGTTTAATTTATTGATTTACATATCGATGCTGTCGCTGTATTTAACATAGGAACCCTACACGCCTGAAACTCATTGATTATTAATACTTTTGTGATGATGTAGCTGATGTAGGCAGAATCGCCAACAGTTTTTATATGTAGGTACGGTACATATGCATTACATAGTACATAGGTACGTATCATATATATATATCTAATATATATCTTACAGTAACATCAGTTACATTATTTAATACTAAAGCATTGATAATCAAATACGGTTAATGTAATGTAGTTGCATATTGTCAATACTTCGCAGCTTCATCAGCTACATTCACATACGAGAGAGGCATAATTCACAAATCACGAACACCAGAATCTATGTGGGTATAGTTTATTAAGGCAGAATTATTACTGCACACGATTTTGTGATTTAGTGTTACTAATGGGAATCAGATAATTAAAAAATAAAAATTTTAAAAAATAAAATGAAAAATTTCTTATTAAACGGAAGGCGCGCTCTGCTAAAATTTTATAGGGGGGCGTACCCTCCAGCCAGTTCTCGTCCAGTACTGGCGTTAATTGCTTCGTGCATTAGTTGTTAGTAGCATATAATCACATTATATCTATAGATATAATATAAGTATGTATGTATTAGATAGTTAAGTGTGTGCAGGTGGGTAAATGCGTATTTTAAACGTTAAAATTGTTCTTATAATCACACGTTTCGCATCTTTGAGGAAGATAATAACGTATAGTCTCTGAGTCTTGTTTGGGTGCTTCCTTATTAAAGCCCTGTAATGTCGATAATTTGATTAATAGGTCGGCTTTTAATTTTGGTTCGTTAGTTGTACGTACAAGTGACGTAATAGCCTCTATTATGGCTTGTTTACTTAAAATGTCATTATCATTATGTTCAATACTTTCGCTTTCAGAGTCAATTACAATCCTCTTGTTTTTTGTTAAATAGGCTTTTACTGATTTATTATTAATCCAATTGTTAGCCCTTTGTTGTAGTAAAGATTGATCAATATCTTTAGTAATTCCTTTACATGCTTTGTATGCTTCGATTCTGTTTGCACTGTTAAATAAGTATGCATCTAAACAGATTAACTCTAAACTTGAAAGGTTTAAAATTAGATTATCTTGCTCTTGTAACTCTTCGCCTGCCTGCATACATTAAAAATAAGTAGGCAAAGATAGCAATAAAACTGATATAAGCAAATGGCCACAAAAGTAAAGGACTAACACAAATAAACACCTTTTGTCATTAATGGAACTGATCTTTGTGAGTTGAGTATATATGTAATAATCTATATATGTATATACGTATGCAATATAAACGTGTTATTAAACATGTAAAATAAACGGATAAATATTAGGAATATATAAGGGTATTATATATATTTGTGTTTAAAGTTATTCATTATTAACAATTTAATACATAATATTATGAAGGAATCAGAAGTTATTGAAGGCAATAAATTAATTGCAGAATTTATGGGGTGGAAATGTAGCAATAATGAAGATAGGTGGACGCAACCAGATCACAGTAAAGTTACAGGACTTTACTTTCATGGTTCTTGGGACTGGCTTATTCCAGTTGTGGAAAAGATTGAAAATCTAAGAGAAATTAGAGATTTTGTGATTAGTTCCGTAGGATGTTCGATTCTTAGCCATGGATTTAAGTCATTCATATCATATGATGAATGCGATAGTAAAATATCTGCTGTATATAAATCTGTAGTTGAATTCATTAAATGGCACAACTCCCAAAATAAGTAATCAAACTAAACCGGCCATAAAAATCCGGTTTTCTTTTGCCCATATCTGAAATACTTAACTACCTGATTATCAGCGACTAAAACGATCTCCGCCGAGTTGATCAATCTATCAGCTACAAAATAGAATGCGTATAATAAGCTTATATTGCAATTAAAGGGTATATGTGTAATGTATTGTATATGTGATGGTTAATAGTAATAGTATAAATGAAATATCTTTATTCTTTTAACATCTTTTAACTAAAATAATTAGGAATGAGATGATTTGCGTCGTATATTTGTAAGGTAATCAGATCAGTAATAACACAACATTAATACATAACATAATGATAACAGCTTCACAACAATTGCAATTAGACGGTTTTAATGCAGCAAAGGAAATTGCATTGAATATTAATAAGGGACAAAGTAGACGTGCACGCGTTAATAATATGGCCTGCAATTATACCGGATATAAAAATGGCGAAGGTAGATGTTTTGTAATTGGCGACTCTGATTCAGACCTGCAAAACTGTACTATTGAAATAATGGGCAAACCTGCACGGGAAGTATTTGAAGGTTTTTCAATGATGAGTAAGTGATATAAACCAACTGCACCGCCAGTATAAAACGGTTTAAAATTTAATAAAATGGCAGATATAGACGATTGTAAAAATTTTATTGCAATGCAGAAAAATTATCCTGACTGGAATACAATGGAAAATTTTATAATAGACCATAATAATAGTTGTGATACTGCATTATTATTAGTTTCTGCAATGGAATTAGTTTGTTATGAATATTCAGACCAAATAAGTAGGGAAGAAAATCTAAGGTATTTAACATTTTTTAACTATTCAGATAGTATCAATCCGGAATAAATGTATTATATTTACAGAGTCAAAAGGAAATAACCTGAAAGACATAAAAACTTAACATAATGGAAACTTTAAAAAACATCATCATCAACATTGACAACGCACAAATAGGAACTAGCGAAGTAGTATTTATTATCGTAGTACTGGCAGTAATCGCGCTGAGCTGTTACTTTCTGCCTGACGCAAACAAGAAACAAACATCTAAAAAAGCATAATATCATGAGAAAGATACAAATACTAAAAGAACACGGAATTTCCGTAAAGTTTGAAGGCGACTCAACACTTGCTCTTGAAGTGTCTTATAATCCAGATACGAACGAAGATTTTAGTAAATGGATTGACGTAACAAACTGGACAAATAAGCAGGTTTATGAATGGTTGGGATACTAATAAATAAAGAGATGAAGACTGTATCTAATTTTTTCTGGCAGAATGCAAAAGTACTAATCACATTTTTCGGTAACGAAGCAAATTTTATTTATTCGTGCCAAAAACAAGCAAAGGATTATTATTCTGAAAGTAGCGTATTAGAGGCTGCAAAAAGGATCTTAACAGGATTAACAAATTAGCCATGAAAAAACTATTATCATACCTAACCAAAAAACCCGCAACATTCACAGAAAAACGCGCAAAGGTTAAAAAGATGAAAGTTAATATATATTGAACAGTTTAGTTCTGAGTATGACTATCAAATGAATCAGAACAGAATAACAGAATTATGGTTAATAAATTACAGATTATTATAAATTAATCGCCTTAACGGGTACAAAACTAAAAGAGATGAAAGTAATTTTAAACAAAACAAGAAACGGCTCAGAAAGATACATTTTAATTAGTGGCTCAATGGGTAGTGCAGGCGAGTTAATAACAAGCCCAAACCATAAATTTGAAATTGCAAACGGGATTGATAGGGGTAATGGATATCAGGGATACAGTGCAGTGACTTATTTTTTATCCTCAGAAAGTTGCGCGCCCATTGACGCGAAAAATAAATGTAAGGAAATTTTAAAATCATTAGGATATAATATTTAATCAAATGAAAAACATCCTCAAATACCTAACCAAAAAACCTACCTTCACAGAAAAGCGCGTTACACATGCAGAAAAGCGAGCAAAGGTTAAAGCGATGAAGGTACATATTTATACATTGATAAGTTATACAAGTATTTACGAATAGTATTAATCGCCTTAATAGGCACAAAACAAAATAAGATGAAAAATCAAACAGTACTAGATGAAATTAAATTGAATGTGAAGGAAATTAACGAAATTCAACCTACTCAATTTATGTTAGGGTATCGGAACGGGTTCGTATATTTTGAAGACTCTTATACGCATGAAACATACCTGAATAGCGCAGCAACTAAACGCGAATTATTGACCGCGTTACGCGCGTTTAAGATGGGGTTACTTTGGAGTAAAAACAATTAATAATTAAAATCATGAGCGTACTTTGTCCAGACCCAAAAGTTTACGAAGCAATTTATCACAAAATGTGTGCGTATACCTTCAATAAAACAGTTGATATCAATTATTGTTCAGTGTTCAGTAGTGCAACATTTGAACAAATTCAGGAGTTTGTTACTTCACTTTGTGACCTTAACGAACAATCGTACAACAAAAGGTACAATAAACAAACGAAGGCAGGCGAAGAGTTAAGTAAGTTTATTAACTTTAGGTTTAAAAATCCTAAAATTAACACATATCAAATGTTGAAATATTTACAATGTATTCAATACAATATTGAATTAAAACATGAAAATGTATTAATATTAGATAAGGCTATAAACGAAATTTCGCACCGGATTATTAACGAGTTACCCGAATACCAAACAGCAAAATATTCAGAAATTTAATACTTAAAAATAAAAGTTATGAGAACGAACGCAATTGTAAACACAGATTTTAATACCTACCTTGTTAAATTTCAATTCCAAAGTACAGAAAATTGTTTTATTGTTCAGGGTTCAGGTTTAATGGATTGCCTGAAAAAATACGATAAAAACGGCGTGAAAAGCATAACCGAGTTTAACCCGTCAGACGCAAAATTTAAAAGAGTATCACGCGCTGATATACTACAATGTTATTCATGGGATACTGAAACGTATATCTATCTGACTGGACATTATTACTTCAGGTAACGAACAACGAACAACGCGAAAGTACAAACCCGCAAACAAAAGTATAAACCAAAAGTAAAAAACAATATTATGAAACAAGTAACTATTGAAAATCAGACCAGAAAAAATGAATTTTTTCACGTCACGTTGAAAAATAAGGGAGATAAACAGCCATTAAAAGTTAGACGTAACGGAATGACAAAGTTATGGAAAACCAGACCAAACGATTTCAAAATTCCAGTGAAATATGGCCTACATGAATACGCGTATATTGATCAAGACAATGCTAAAGACTGGCTAGTTAATGAATAGAGAATAAACCCGTCTCAACATAATACGGTTGTGAATCAAATAAAAGACGGGACAAAGTACATAAGTACATAAACAACAAATAAAATTTACTATTATGAAGACTCTACAATTATTTAAAGACGGCAAAGAAATTATTGCAACTGACGGTGTTGTGTACGTAGACGGTAGATTCAATTTGAACAGCATTATACGCGAGGTTAAAAGACGAAACGAACGAATGATTAACTTCCCGTACAAAATAGCTGATTCCTTTGCTGTTTACAAAGGTGCGATAAGGAACGGTTACGGGCAAATAACCAGGATGTAAACGAACAATTAATAAGCGAACAAATGGGAAAGATAAGCGAACAGCTATATGCAGCTATTATAAGTCACGCAAATGTAAACATTCATACGGTCGGCAGGAGTTTATTTAATGATCCTGAAAAGATAGATTTACAAATGGAGGAACTACAAGAAACAAATAATATGGCCAAATATGCAGCCATTGAATCACTTAAAGCAAGAAGAGAATATATAATTTTGATTTACGCAAAAAATAACAAGTTGATTTAATAAGCGAACAAATGAAAATAACCAAATTGGCCACTTCAGGCACGAAAGAAGGAATTGAGCAAATGATTAACCGCTTCTGGTATTCATCCAATTTTACCGTAAACTTTGAGACTGGACAAATAAACGGATTCAAAAAACCAATAGACGGCTTTAAAGTGGTGAAAAGTAAGGGAAGGTATATATTTATAAACGAACAATAATAATAATAATAATAATAATAATAATAATAATAATAATAATAATAATAATAATAATAATAATAATAATAATAATAACAATCAAACACATAACACACGAAGAAATAATAATCCTAAGAATTGGATTCAACGAAGGCTTAAGATGTATGCAGAATCACCCTGACGATGATGATTATGATGCAGTATATTTCGAAAGAGCATTAACTACAGTCGAACAAATGGAGACAAAGAATACTAATAAATAAACAAAATGGAAGTAAGATTTTTATACACAACTGAAAAGAATTGGAAAAAATCCACCAATAAAAACGGGTCTGTAAAATCTGGAATTAATCACTATGTAACCGTAAAAGGCGAATCATATAGTGAATGTTTATCCAATGCAAAAAATGAATGCGGATTTAACGACGAACAGTTATTGGGTAGTGATATGTTTAAATACTTTACGAAATGAAAAAGAAACAAACCCCCTCAACCATCATCGAACAAATACGCGTCAATAGTAACGTCGCGTATGAAGCGAACGAGTTAAGTGAGCGACTGGAAAAGTTCATCTATAACCTTCCTAAATATGTAGATTCAGAAACGGAAGTAATGTTTAAGAAAGTAGCGGATGAATTAAGCGAAATTTGCGAAATAGAACATAGGTCGAATGCAAGGTTGTTGAACGAATTTAAACAACTGAACAAATGAAAAATAAACCCAAACAAACAGGAATGCAGAAAATCATCCAAATAGTAATGGATAGCAAAACCATGAACGAAGCATACGAAAATGTAATACTGTCGCCGATTCAAGTAGATCCGAACGACTCAGATTGGTTCGCCGACAAGTATAACCCGAACAATACCCGAACAATGAAGCAAAGTTTTGAGCTATTTTATAACGATATTAAAAACGAAGAAAAATGAACAAGAAACAATTGATACAATTCAACAAGGAAGCCCGAACGATACTCGAACAACTACGGCGAATAACTCCCGAACAATGGGTGATATTCTTATTCACCCTTTGTCTCACAGCCTCAATTTGGCTATTTTGCATCAGGAACGCATGGATTATATTGCCAGTGGCGATAATGGTTTTAACAGTATTAATAATCACTAATAACGACAAGAAATGAACGAACAAACAGCATTTATCGTATTTTACGCATTACTTTTTTTAGGTTTCAGCTGCATATTGATGGGATTTTATCTCAAATCTGTGCAAAAAGTTAAGCTGGACTACAACGAACAGTTCATGCTTTTCTTAAGCGAACGAGGAATTTACTGGCTATATCGAAAGGATCTGAACACAGACTGCGAACCAGAAGAATTTGTAAGGCGAATAACTGGCTATAATCGACAGAGTTGCTTCTGGGTAAAGCTAAACGCTCAGTGGATCGAACGACTCGAACAAATCGTGGAGGCGAACAAATAATAACTAAAAAACAAATAACATGAAAGCATTAGGAACAATTTTAGGTGTAGCGATTTGGCTTGGAGTAATTGTATTTGGGAATATTTTAAATGCTCCACTCAAATCTGATCAATGGTTTTTAATCTCAATTAGGGTTTTGCATTGTATATTTTGGGGATTCTTCTCAATTTATGTAGCGACAAAATTTCACGACTGGTTTAAATCTCACATAAAATAATAAACAATTAACAATTATTAACTAAAAACAACTTGCATATATAAAACATTTATTTATCTTTGTGTTATGAAAACAGCAGAATTTAATGAATTTAAAGTAGGGGATCGGGTCAGGCTAAAGGATGGATTAGTTGCTGGCAAAGTATATTGTGGGCTTACTCTTTTAAAAGATATGATGTTTAACGGATTTTTAGTAATTGAACGCATATCTAATTACGGAAGCCTAATTATTACTGGCTATTTTTACTCTCCAGAAATGCTAACGCTATGACAACAACCCTAATTCTCCCGAACGAATCCTTCCTAAGCGAAGGAGTCCTTCTAATATGCAAACAGGCAACGAATGGCTGCCAAGGATGCAGTAGAGCCAACCGAAACGACTGTGACCGATTCCTGTGTAGTCAAGTTCATCGGAGCGATTTCAAATCGGTTATATTCATAGAGACCAGATCAGAGATAATCGCTGGCAAACTGGTTGAGCAAGTGGAAAATAAAGGATGTGGGGCGTGTGCGTTTGCTGCGAACGATGAAGAATCAGACCCATGCCGAACATGTACAGGAAAAACAATGTATAAAGAAATTAGGAGGAATTGAGATGAACGACAACAACATGAGCGCGATAGATCACGCAAAATATATGCAAGAACAAATGTGGGAAATTCATATACAGGAATGTGCCGGAAAGTATAGGAACAGCCTGCTTGAAAAGAGAAGATATCACATTCATGGTATGGGTCAAAAGGTTGGACTGCCATTAGAAATGAAGCAAATAGAAAGCATGGTAGATGGTTTTATTGACGGAGCTTTATCAAATGGCACAAAAGAACATTGGCAAAGGGGGATGTATTCAGAGGAAGAAGTTAAAGATATTCTAACTAAACGAAACGAGATGTTCAGCACCAAAATAGAATCTTTTAGTAATCTTCTATTAAAACAGGATTTAGAATGGTTCGAACAAAACAAAAAGAAACCATGAGCGAACAGATCGAACAACCCGAACAAGATAGTCCCGAAAATCTACAGTGGGTACAGATGCCAGCACAGGTCGAACAACCCATGCGCAAATATTATCTCACCAACGAACAGCAACGGGTCTGTGATGTGCTTTCAGAGTACGAACGAGCCTACATATCGGTTTCATCAAAGGAAGGCAATTATATGGTCTTAAATGGCAACAAAACCGAACGAGTCAGATCGAACACACTGACGGCTCTGGTCAAGAAGGGATATCTAGGAGAGAATGGGAGAAACCGATTAAAACTTATATGATATGTTTGAGAAAATTACGAAGGGAGAGTCCATAATAACCCAAAGAGGAGATAAGTATCTTCTACAAATAGAGTGTGATGGTAAATTAGCGGCCTTTACTGGCAGTTTTGCCAACGCCGAATTTATCACCTACTGTTTCAATCTACAGCAGAAGTATGATATTGTATGTTTAGAAGAAGCTGTGAAATGCCTCGAATCCGTAAAGGGATTACTTGATGAGTGCATATCATTAGCGCATCACAGCCCGCGCATTAAGGCTTCAGAAAAGGTTGAAATACTTATCAACAAAATTAAAAAACAATAGAAAGCAATGAAGAATTTATTTAAGTATTTATTTGTACCGTCTGGCGAAAAGGTAGTAGTTACTGCTTATGAATCGTGGATAGTAAGATGGTTTTCTGTTCACCTTTCGTATGGGGAATATACATCTAAAGAAAAACAAGCTGAGGTGTTTACATCTAAGGCGGATGCGGAAAAATTTGCTAATTCATTAAAAGATGCACTAAAACTATTAAAAAATACAAATTTTGATAGTCACATAACAATTGAACAAAATTAAAACAATGAAAATGACAGAAGATTTACGCGGCTGGCGCTGGGGCCTCAAAATCACACACGCAGGATCGGACATACTCCCACTTGGGAAGGATGTAACAGTCACGATTGAAAAGATTGAGGCAAAAGAAGATGAATTGGTTGGTGGCACGAAAATGGATACCTATGTTGCCACATTCAGACCGAATCCGTACACTGCGCTTCCAATGGTATTGCGCTCGACTAACCTGAAGGTGTTGCGCAAAATTAGTGGCGTGGAAGATCCGGCACTGATCAAGGACTTTAATGTAATCCTGACCAGAGAGCTAACGAACGACCCACAAATGGGAGGTAAGTGTTATGGTTTACGAATCAGTAAAATCAAGGCTATACAGAATGGGATTGTTACATTTGCAGCACCCAAACCCGAACAACCCATAGTCAAACAACCCCTTACTCTCACTTCCGAAAAGTATGAAGGGCTTAAGAAATGGCTGTCTGAGACGGGAACGCTTACGGGGCTTTTGAAAGCGTATGAGCCTGATAGTGAGTGTTTGGTTGAACTTAAAAAGATAAAGGAGATATGAAAAGACTAGGACAAGAACCAGCATTTTCAACTCCGGCAGCGAGTTATCATACGGCTGGCGGCGGAGCTTATCACGACAGACAGAAAGGAATGAGCCAGCGTCTTTTAATTGCAAAAGACATGATGCCAACTGCAAGCGAATATTTTAATGAGTGTTCAGTTAAATTCATAGCAGAATATATTGGAATTATAGAAAGCGAATACACATATGATCACTACAAAAAGGCAGTAGTTAAATATGCGATTGAATTGGCGGATGAACTTCTAAAACAAGAAGCAGAATGAAAGCAGGCAAGTTATTAAGAATCAGCGACGACCGCTCTATCTACATCATTGAAAATGAAGATGGTTCGCTCATAATGTATGTCTGAATTTAAAGGGCTCAGAATAGATCAAAAATCACACAGGTGGCAAGCAAGAATTACTGTAAATAAAAAGAGAATTTCTCTTGGGTATTTTGATACCGAAATAGAAGCAGCGATAGCTTACGATGTAGCGTGTGTAAAATATTTTGGCGGTTTTGCCAGACCAAATTTTAAACAATAAAACAATGACAAAAGAGGAATTATGGTTAATAGAAAGAGCCGGAAAGATAACATCATCCAATCTTACAAAACTGTTCACAGGTGGATCACGACCAGCGACGGCGGAAGAGTTAATAATTTATAAATTGGTAAAATCCGCCAAAAAGACTACGCCCTTAGAATTTGGAGAAACCGCAATAAATTATCTCTATCAGATTCAAAGAGAGAAAAGGCTTAAAGCTCCGACTTACCAACGCGACATTTATAATTTTACATTTGGTAAAGATGCGGAAAAATATGCCGTTATGTGGCTTAGGGCTAATCGCCCAGACCTAATCATTAAATACTGTAACTCTGACGATTTTGATTCTATTCCATTTTGCAGTGCACCTTCCGGCGTATATGATTCGCCTGATGCTTTTGCCAACGAAGATATTGTAATCGAAATAAAGTGCCCAGTGGATAAAGCTAAGTTCGAACAGATCCGAGACATGAGTAAAGAGGAGGTCATGGGAGAGTATGATCTACAATTCGCCAACCATCTCAATTGCAATCCTACTTGTCATAAATTATTGTATGTTATTTATGATTCCCAAGTTGACGATGATCCCTACGATTTGCTTGATCCTCTTCATCCAGATAGGGGGGTGATATTTGAGTACGACAGATCTGAGTTCGCTTACCTTATTTTATCTATTGAGGATAAGGTCAAACATGTCATGAAATTCCTGGCATTAGTTGATGAGGGCAAAATGAAAGTGAGGGATATTAATAACTGGAAGCCGAGTAACCCAATCGACGGATTTATTCTGCCGCAAATAGAAATGAGTAATGGTATGAAACAACAAATAACAGAAGGAGAACTAAAGCCATGAACATAGGAAAAGTATTTACCTGTAAAATTCCAGACTATTTAAATCCAGACAAGGTAAAAATAGTCGATGAAGATGCCATAATGGATTGGGCTAAAACTGCTGATTGGAAAGAGGCTTTTACTGGAGTTAAAGATTCAGTTGAACCAAAAATAGAAGAAGATGAGTAATAGACAATCGGGCTGGTATTGGGTAATCCCATTCAGATCCGTCACGTGGGTAATCTGCTATTACGATGCATGGTGGGATGAGTGGACAGTAAATGGTGAATCCGGCGTAAAGGATAATGAGTTTGAGAAAATTGACCCAATAAAATTAATAAGGATATGAGAGCCAAACGCACGACTAAAACCTACGCCGACCGCTGGAAGTTGACCCGATCCGACCTGATCGGCATCCATCCATTTCACCAGAGAATCGCAGATTCAATGGTGATGTACATGGAAGGAACGAATCGGCACGACATCCGTGCATTGGAGCGGACGGTCATGAATGAATATGAAGAATGCAAAGTAATGAGTAGATTTGATTGTAAGGCAGTTCGGTTTAAGTGGGTGTGTATCAGCAAACAACATGTTTCACCCTACAAAGAACGGTTTGCGTTTGCAGTCTATTCCGGTAATCAGTTGCTGTCAGCAGTATTTGAGAGTGAAAACCTGCGCGGATTCGGAGTTGAAAGAAAGGACTATCAGCCATGAGACCCCACACCCCACTCATAACCAAAATAGCCAACTTCGACCGCATAGAAAACCACAGTCACTGGGTGATGCTGGCTTGGCTCGATAATCCTTACCTGAGCGAAAGGAACACCCTCGCATCCCACTTAGTCAACTATGCTTGGGCGTTATGCGAGAGAATGGTTAAGCCCCTGAGCTTGGATAGATTCTTCGAATTACTGGAGGAGCAGAGTGCGGTATTTCTGGAAACCAACAGGATTGACAGCAGATATATACTAAAAAAGGTTTTACTCACCAAGCGCAAAACCCACCATCTTCCATTGTACAAGATCGAGATCGGGTCGGACATAGAGTGTTTGGCAGCGATATTCTATCATGCAGATTTAACATATAATAGAGAGAAAAGATGAGAAGAAAACTTTATTTTAATTATTACGACAATGCAGATACGAATCTGGTTATTCCTGATTTACAAACGGTATTCGATTTGATTAAAGACGACATGGAGTCTATCGAGGAGGGTGACAATGCCTATGAATATACCGTTATTCCTGTATGGATGACTGAAAAGGAGTTTAGTGAATTGCCAGAATCGGATTATCCATGATCCCCCAACTCAGACCATACCAAACTGCAACAGTAGCCCTCGCCAGAAAAGCATTTGCTAAGCATAAGCACGTGCTGCTCGTCTCGGCCCAAGGCAGTGGTAAAACGTTTATGTTTAGCGAAATTACCCGAAGCTCTCTTGAAAAAGGCTATAAGGTTTTAATTGTATCAAATAGAGCCAAATTACTCAGACAGGCTGGCGGTTCACTGACAAAGTTCGCAATAAATGCGGAGTATATATCCGCCAAGCACCGCAACCTTCCCGAAGGTAGTTGTGCTGTGGCGACTGCTCAAACATTGCAGAGAAGGTTTTTATTGCCGGAATATCAGGAATACTTGAAAGGAATAGATTTGCTGATTATAGATGAGGCGCACCAGCAAGACTTCAACTTTCTGTTAGAGTGTGGGATATTCGATAAGAGGTGGGTTTTGGCAGTTACAGCTACCCCGAAACGGGTCGGTAAGCAAAGGCAGTTAGGGCTGGATTATGAAGTAATAATTGAGGGGCTTTCCGTACAGGCTGGCATTGATCTGAATTTTCTTGTTCCGGCTCGTCACTTTACATTAGATTGTCCCGATTTATCAACAGTGAGCATAGATCCTATCCGTGGTGATTATAGCGGAAAGGATCTTTACAAAGTATTCAACACTACGAAAGTATATGGTGGCGTAATTTCCGAATACAGGAAGATATGCGATGGCGAAAAAACTGTGTGTTTCTGCTCGAATCAGATCCACGCAATCCAAACCTGTATTGAGTTTAATAACGCTGGCATATCATCTAAATTCGTGGTTTCGGGTTTAAAGAGCGATGACGAGGACTACCACTTATTCGAAGATAACCAAAATTTAACAGGTAAAAAGGAAGATGTCGAGGATAAATTTACGCGTGGTGAATTTTTAGTGTTGTGTAATGTTGCAATTTACACTACTGGATGGGACGAACCGTCTATTAAAAATGTGATACTGCTTAGGGCTACATTATCTGAAAGCCTTTATGATCAAATGATTGGAAGGGGCAGTAGGATATTTGAAGATAAGAAATTTTTTCGTGTATTGGACTTTGGTGGCAATGTCGCTCGTCATGGATTATTTGAAAGGGTGAGAGAAAATGGTTTGTGGCATGACTATAAGGAAGGTTCTGGAGTTGTCGGAACTAAAGAATGCGACCCACTGAAAACTGATAAGGAAGGAAAGAAAGGCTGTGCCCGATTAATTCATGTTAGCTATCCCATCTGTCCTTTTTGCGGTTTCATATTCACCACTCCAGAAGAACTAAAAGAAATAGAATTAAAGGAAATTATTGGTGGTGAATTTAAGTTCAGAGAAATGAGCGCGATTCAGCTTCGTGCTTATGCTCAACTAAATGGATATAAGATGGCTTGGGTATATCGACAGCTCTATATGGGGAACGATGAAAAGGGATTCAGGCAGGGGATGAAAGATTTGGGTTACGAGTCGAAGTTTATTTATCTCACTTTGCAAAGATTTAAAAATAAATAACTGATTTTTGTTGGAGGTGTGAATAAATATATTATCTTTGCATTACATTAATAAATAAGATATGAAAATAGCAACATTTTTTAGGAAAACGAAAGAGCAGAAAGCCGTTCAGATTGCAAATAAACTAATAGATACATTATGCGATCTGGAACTTAAATCATCAAACAGTGGATGCGCATTAATTATGGTGTGGGTTTATGATGACGGAAGTAAAAGTATAGAATGGAATAGTGGGGAAAAATCGTTAAATTTAAATAAAGAAAAGAAATGAAATTACTAAAGATTGAGATTAAAAACATCGCCAAGCACGAGAACACGACGATTGAAATCAACAAGCCGTTGACGGTTATTTTTGGCGAGGTTGAGAATGGTAAAACTACCATCTTAAACGTGGTGAAATGGGCGTTGGGCTGCATTGTTCCCGACAATATCATCAAGGAAGGATGTACTGAGGGAGATATTTTTGTAACCTTCGACAACGCCACCTCCCACAGATCCTTTTATAAAAATAAGGATGGTGTAGAAGTTGCCAGACCACTGGAATACATTGAAAACGGTCGCAAGATTGCTGAGCCAATCAAATACCTCAAAACTAAAATCAATCCATTCCTTTTACAGAATGAGTATTTCATGCAGATGACCGCAACGGAACAAATGCGCTTCTTCGTCGCTCTCTTCGGCATAGACACCTCAGCCGAGAACCAACTATTAGCGAAACAGGAAGAAACCAATAAATCTCTCCGCTCTGAAATAAAAGGGATTGGTGAGATTGCCCCCGTTATGGTAGCTAAGCCAGACTTGGATGCGTTGAAGGCTGAAAAAGATGTTGTGGATAAAGCTAATCGGGAATTAAAGGAGAAGTTCGAGAAGGATGGCCAGTCCATAACAGAGAGAATCCAAACAAGAACGAGTGCGCTTTATGCAATCACGGAGTATAAGTCCAAGATAGAGGCATTAAAGGAGGAAATAAAAGAGGCCGAAGATAGGATGGCTGTTAGGGAAGCGTTTCTATTAGCCTATCCCGAACTTCCCGCAGTTGAACCGCCAATCTATAGTCTTACTATAGAAATCGACGAGAAAATATCCAATGCAAAAGTTGATGAACTCAAGTACGACAAGTGGAAAGAGGATGTTTTACGCCTTAAAGCCAAAACTGACAAGGAACAAGAACTCAAAGACGGTGAAGCTCTGGTTAAAGAAACCCGCGCTGTCAAAATTGCCAAGCTCTCGGAGTTTTCTGACAAAACAGGAATTGAGGAATTGAAGTTTGTCGAGGGCGGATATACCTACCAAGGAACAGCCTTCGATATGCTTTCTACATCGGCTCGCATGGATTTGTCGGATAAGTTATCGGCTCTGTTTCCATCTGATTTCGACATTGATTTAATTGACAGGGCAGAAAGCCTTGGAAGAAAGAACCTGATCAACCTTGGCGAAATTGCCGCAAAAGGGAAGAGGACAATTATTGCTACTGTTGTTAGTGACAGTCTGGCGATTGACGATGAGAATATTGGGGTGTTTAAGGTAGAGGATGGGGTTGTAAGTAATGGTTAAGTCTTTCCATCCAGATCCACTTGCGTCGAATGAAGAAAATCGGCGCAAGTATCTTCAATTCGATTCTAAAGCCAAAAAACAGGCGGAAAACCTCGAAGATAAGTTACAGTGCGAAATGGTTGTTGAGTACCGAAATAGGTTCCCAGAAGAGCGTGGAAGGCTAATAGGAAATGATTCTTCAACTATGAGCGCACAACATGCGGAAGCAAAGAGTTCGAGAGGGTTGGTTAGAGGCGTATCTGATCTATTCTTTTTTCATAGAGATAGATATTTAGTGGCGATGGAGGTTAAATATCCAAACACCTACCATGATAGAGAGCATCTGATCGAGCAAGCAGAGTGGATACTTAAATTCCCTAAGGTGGGCTGGTTTATTGATTCAATGGAAATGTTTTGGGATATAGTATTGAATGATGGGGTTGGAATCGACCCGAAGCGAATATTGGAAAATTGTTTAAAACTAAAAACAGTCAGCGTAAGCTGGGAGGAGGCAAAAAGATGAAAACACCTAAAACCATAAAGGCATATCTAAAAATGCTGATAGTAATATCTGAGGATTCTGTTTACGATCTAAAAGGTATGGTATCAGACGGTGATGAAATGTTTATTGGAAGCATTAGGGCGAGTATCCAGAATCTGCTTGGAGAAGATGAGTTTGGAACCATGAAAAAGAACAATTTAAAATACAACGGATAATATGAAACACAACCTTAGAGACCCCGCCACAGCCGAGCTAATCATTAATAAGATGCTCTCGAAGCACAACGTCGATATGAAATATGTTATGGCTCACCCGATTATTGACGGGCTGGATTGGTTTCAGTATTTTACTTGGAGTTATTTAGAATCGCAAGAATTCCGGTCGTGGCTAATTGCGTTCATTAGAACTGAGTGTTCAGGGAGAGTGAGCAAGAAAATGGCTGAGCGTGAGTATATGTGGTTTGATTTAATGTATGGACTTAAAATTGAGGAGTAAAACAGATGAAAGTAGGTAGAAAGAAAGCAGAAAAGGCTGTTGGTAATTATGAAAAAGAAATCGGAGAAGGAACCGGAGATTTAACCCTTGCCTATATTGGCGCAACTGGATTTATTGCAGGAATAAAATTTGCTGAATCTGATTTAGAAAGGAAGTTAATGAAATTCATAGATAGCAAATATTGGAATGAATATAGTTTTAGCGGAAATTTACATGACCTCATAACACTTATAAAGGAAAGCAAATGAAAACTAAAGAGGTAGAAAAGAAAAAACATCCTTGGAATTATGGGAAAAGAAAGCCAAAACCAGATGAATACGGCAATCTTTGGTGCGCTTGTTTATATCCAAAACTTACTCGTAATTTATTGCCAGAAGAAAAAGGTCAAGCATTCTATATTTTATGCGGAGCAAATTGGTATCACTAATAAAACTTACGACAATGAAAACTTTTATAATTGATTATCGCGTAATTACACTTAATCGCGGCACTTATCATCCCCCAAAAATGAAGGTAAAGAACTGCTATACTGAACTCGAAGCTAAAATAAAACTCGAAAAAAAAGTTGAGCGGGATTATGATGGATTTTTAAGGATGGAGGCTATAAGTTGCAAGGAGGATTTTATGGGTGGGTTTGGGATTTTTAACGATATATTTAAATAAAACATAATGGACACAATAAATAAAATAACAGCGCAGATAATAGATGTTTGGATTGCTGGTAAAATTGACGACTCCGAATATAATGAGATTAGAAACTTTCTGTGGGAATTGCGAAAAGGAAATATAAACATAATAACAATACATAAAAATGAAAATATTTAATTATATTAAGGATAGTTTTTTATGGTATCTTTTCACTAAAGTTATTATATTGTTGGCCGTTATACCTATCGTAGTAATACTTGTGCGATTTATAGTCAAATACGCCATTTTTATGTCATTCATTATTGAGAAATACATATTTTAAATTAATAAAATGAAAACAGCAAAAGAAACATTGATTTCAGCGTTGGCAGGGTTTGCATTAAATCCATTCCCAACAGACCAGATCGTTAAGGCGATGGAAAAGTATGCAGAGCAGCAGACAGACTTAACTTATGAATTGTTTTCAAAACCGATGCGTGAGTTGCAACCACTCGAAAAGGTGTGGCAAAAGGAAACTAATAATCCGTATACAATCCCTGACAATGACTGCTTTTTGTAAATGGGTTGTAAATAAAATATCCGAAACGCAAACAACAATTAATACGTCTAATTTACTCGCGTCGTTAATTGAATGTAGGGAAAATTTACTTAGGTATATTCCGAATTGTGCGGGAGATGGTAGCCACAACGGGAATGTACTAAAACGCGTAGAGCAATCCATAAATAAAGTAAAATGTGAAAAATGCAATACGCACCCATTGAGATGGACGGATAACGGGATTAGGTGTTTAAAATGCGCTTGTGGTAAATTAAAAATTATGTTATGAAAACAATAGATTATGAGTCGATTTTATGCACAGTGTTTAACTGCAATAAGTTCAGCATCCCACTTCACGATTATAAGAAGGCAAAAGTTATTGAGGCAATGCAGGAGGCGGTAAGGTTAAGTACGGCAGCACTTCAGGAAGAAATAGATAATTTAAACGAAGAAATTGGTGCATTAGAAAATAACATAGCATACGACCATGAGTAAAACCATACTTGTTATAGACATAGAAACCAGCGGTCTCAAACCCGCCGTAGATAAAATCTTCGAAATTGGGCTTGTCTCGTTGGACTTAGAGACGGGCAAGATAATCGAACTTTTCGATTCGCTTCTCCGTGAGGATGGATTGACCGGAGCACATCACAGCTCATGGATCTTCTCTAATTCGGATATGACGGTAGAGATGGTTCGAAATGCCCCGCCTGCGTCGGAGGTGTATCCGCAAGTTCAGGCCATATTGGATCTGTACCCGCTTGGATGTACCGCTTTTAATCGGAGCTTTGATGTTGGGTTTTTGGAGAGTCGTGGTATTAAGCTTTCACGTAACCTTCAGTGTCCAATGCTGATAGCAACTAATATATGTAAATTGCCAAGCCCGAGAGGTATCGGATATAAGTGGCCGCGTGTTCCAGAAGCATATAAATTCTTCTTTCCTGAAAGTGATTATGACGAAAAACATAGGGGCTGCGATGACGCAAAACATGAGGCGGAAATTGTTTATGAATTGTATAAACTTGGATTATTTAAAATTTAACAAAATTTAACACATCAAATAGTATCAATCTCGTATAAATGTATTATATTTGCATCGTACTAATACAAACAGTTATGAAAGGTCAATATACATTACGCTTCGAATCCTATTCCACCAACAAGGTTAAATGCCTTTTGCTATTCGATAATAAGATTCAGCAATGCAAAAAGATGCCATTCACAGCAACCAGGGATGAGTTGCGCAATCCTCCTCCGGCTCTCGATAATATTCTTATGTCGATTAAAAAGAGATGGAATGATTTGATCATTGCCAACGAGGAGTCCGGCAAGTCGCCAATTAAACTTATGTTCGAAACAAAATATGCCGAGACAAAGAGCCCATACGAATTTTTCAAATCTATCCACGATTACCGCATAAAGAAGTTTATGAATTTTATCGACAAGGATTTGGCTTGGGCAGATCTAACGGATCAGTTTTTCACCGACTTCCACGCGTTTTTACTTGGCGAAGATGTCTCGACAAACACGATCAGAACGTACTCGATTGGACTAAAGAAGGCTCTGGATGATGCAAAACTTAGGGGATATAAGATTGCCAGCCGAAACTACCCATCCATTCTTAAATCGCCGTCAGCATCATCTATAAGTATCTACCTGACTACGGAAGAATTGCATAAATTGGAGGAGGTTGAGCTACCTAAGAAGTGGGATGAAGTAAGGGTTAAGTTTCTGATCGGCGCATACACGGGAGCAAGGTACAGTGACTTTTCTAAGCTAACCACAGCAGATGTTTCGACAGGTGAGCTTCGGTATATTTCCGAGAAGACTGGAACGCTCGCATACGTGCCAACGCATCGCAAATTAGCCGCATTGCTTGGTAAATACAAGTCGGACGTTAGTAATTCTCAAATGAACATTATCCTCCCTAAAATCGCACGTATGGCCGGAATAACATCAATGGTGTCGGTTGTTCGTGGTGATGTAAAGGAACAGGGAGAAAAATGTGAATATATAAAATCTCATACAGCTCGCCGGACATTTGCGACAAACGTATATAAGGACGGTGCAGCTATATTGGAAGTGAGTAGGATGCTTGGCCACAAATCGGTTATGACTACTCAGTCATATATTGCAAGTGGTGTTAGTGATATGAAACTTAAGGAATTAGATTATTTTAACAATTAACAATAAAAACAAATGGGGAAAAAGAAGAAAATTATCAAAGAAGCCATAAAGAGGGGCTTTGTAATGGGGGCGGTACATTCTGGATTATCTGGAGGCAGATTCACTATCGTGCATGATCTGGAGCTTATTTTTGGTGCGCTATACGGCGGAGATACGGGCTGTATTTATTGTGACGGTCATTGGGCTACAATCATACCGGAAGAAAAGAAGAAGCCAATCTTTACTACCGAGGATGGGGTGGATGTGTTTAATGCTGACGTATATTATTACATCTATGGTGATGGTACGATAAAAAAATGTGTCGCACAGCTTTCGGAGCAATATAGTGAATGGATAGTGCGCTTCTCTACAAAACAAGCCGCCAAGGATTGGATTGAGAGGCAACAGCAACCGAAAGTTACGGATCAAGCCAGATGTGGACGTATACTAACAGGCACAATCAGGGAGTTATTATCTACACCCAAATCCATCAAGCCAGAAGAGTTAGTCGATGGTGGGATTTATGTGGATGAATATAAGCCAAACTGCACAAATACGTTCAGGGCTGGCAAGGATCACAGGGATGGTATGTCTTCGGTATATTCTCTTTTGAATAACGAAACAGGGAGATTTTCACAAATAGGCTACCTTCATTACGATAACTCTATTCGCCCCGCCACTCTTCTCGAAAAGCAGAAACTAATTACCGAGGAGGTAAAAAATAATTACTTTCACGAATTAAGAAATCAGAAATGATAAAATTAAAAGTTAAATCAGTAAAATTCAATTGGTGTCAAAAGGGCAGCACGACAGATAGAGACGGTGCGGGAGATGATTGGGAAAGATGCACTGTTGGAACGAATAGAGTTTCAGAGATCATAGAAAATGAGTCACATAATGGGTTACAGCAGTGGAATTATCTTATCGTATCAGACGATGGAAGCGCAGTTAGAATTTTTAATCCAAATTTTGTAGAATATTTTAAACCAGAATAATATGAATACATTCTATCAAGTAACAGCAAAATTTATCCGCCAGAACCTGAACACTGGCAAGGACGAGAAAATAACCGAGTCATACTTGGTTCCTGCAATTATTTTCGCAGAGGCAGAAACTCGCATCCACAAAGAGCTATCCGAGACAGTCCAAGGAGAGTTCTTAGTGACCAAGATCGCTAAATCAAATCTGAGCGAAGTAATCCCATCCGAGGGTGACATGTACTACAAGGGCAAGATCCGGTTTGTTCTGCTTGATGAGAATACTGGCAAATCCAAGCTCATTACTCAACCCGTGTTGGTTATGGCTGATTCGGTTAAGGACGCTGAAGCTAAGATTGCGGAGGCTTATAAGGATATAACTTTGGGGGTTGATATCGTGGGGGTGCAGGAATCGAATATTGTGGAAGTTTTTGGGGAGGAGGAAGTGAAATGACAGGCAAAGAGATAGAAAACGTATCTATAGGCATGTCATTTCTAATGGCGGATATCCTCAATACTGACTCGACGCCAGAAGAAGTGGCAAATACGGCCATATCATTTGCCAAGGAAATGTTCAGGCAATACCCAAAGATTAAAGAGGTCACTGGAGACATTATTAGTCAATTCGATAAACATGACCCCGATTTCAATAACGCATGGGACAGAAATATTGAATGGATCAGAAATTGGAGTAGCTAATCAAAATCCCCCTTTCTTCACAGATTGGGGGATTCTTATTTAACACGCAACTTCGCTCCAATAAAGCCAGCTTTTGTTGGCGCCATTTACGTCTTTGTCTTCCAACCATGCCTTAACGAACTTAACATACATGGCAGTATCATTTCCGATCACACCGTAGAAATCAGAATACCACATATTCATGGCGTAATAGAAATCCCAGCCATTATATGTGTTGAATAAGATTCCATTGCTTGCAGCCACAGCCGTAGTTTGTTCATATGTCCAATGAGGCCCGGTTGTGCCATCTTCATTTTTCATCTGGGAAACTGCACATTTTGCCATCTCTTCATCAAAATGTTCCCCGTTTACAACTTCGTGAAGCTCTGAGACAACCTCCCAAAACATTTTAGGATATTCGGCCTCTAAGTCTGTTAAATGCTCGTCGATTACAGTACCGATTTTCTGCATGGTCTTGGTATCTGCTCCCATGACTAATTTGTCTATTAACTTTTTAAATCTGCTCATCTGTTTTTTTATTTATAATGTTTATAAAAGCGCAATGTAAGGTAAATATGTTTTTGCTTTTTGAAGTAGCTCTGGTTTCTTTTCAACGGATGAAACTACCTGTATGATCGCATCGGCCCCTAATTCATTCACTAAAATCTGAATTGCTCTGAGTAGGGCCATTCCTTGCTCTTGAGAGTTAATTACACCTCTAAAAGCCATTTCTTCAACTACTGGATATACCACTGCCTTCGCGGGTTGTGCCAGTGGTTTTATTGCCTCCGAAGCTGGCCTGACCGCCTGATCTGCGGGTATTTTTGCTATTTCAATTTGTCCCAATTCTGCCATTGTTTTTATGTATTAAATAAGTAAAAATTGCTGTAATTATTACGGCCATTATCATAACTCCTACACTTTCTGAAAACAAGGGAGATACCACAAACATCATAGATGTTATTTCAATCGTATGTCTCATACATGATATCTCCTTTGTATTATTTTATGAATAGCCTCATTGTCTCTGATTCTGTTGGCACGTAAGTATCCATACAGTCGGCGGTAGTTTTGCCATAAGTCGAAAGCAGGAAACTGCGTATTTTCTGACGCTCTTCATTAAGTACCAGATCCATCACTTTTGAAGCTGGAATAGTATACATTAGCTCTTCCATGGTTTATATTTTTTGAGTTTCATAAATTGCCAGAATACCACATGGAATACTGCTTACCACAGAGAATGCGGAACAGGAATCTGTCGTAAATGCTTCTCCTGCCTCTGTTAGCAATGCGGCAGGAGCCAGCAATACTTCATAGTCATTTATGGATGGAATAGTAAATACTCCGCATTTAGGTATTTTCTTTAGGTACAGAATAGATACTCCTGTATTTTGAAATCTTACATTTGCTCTGCACGGGTTTGATGCTACCGCAACTATTGCGGTAATACCAACTGTTATTGGACTTGCCATAGTGTTACGTTTTAAGTGGAGGAGGTTATGATTCCCCCTCCATTTAAGTTAAATTACAGAACAAACTGGTTTGTTGCAATTCCGAAACGCATCAATCAGTATCTGATTTTGCTCGTTGTTGCTAATTTTGCCATTGGCAGTTACAAGCTGATCCCTAAGCGACTGAACATTCAAATCATTGATAAGTGAGCGGGTAAGGCTACCATCATCAATAATTCGCTGTTTAACCTCGCAGCAGCATTCTGCGAGTTCTTTACTGATCTGACAGAACCCAGTTGCAACAGCAGCAGCGTTGGCTGTACCTTGAGTAATAATCTGATTGGTAGAATTCTGCATTTGCATTGCATTGTTATTAAAACCTTGCAGGGTTGCGGTGGTTAGTTGATTAAAGCTGTTTAGCTGTTGTAAAGCATTCTGGTTAGCCTGAGCAGTTACGTCACGACCTAAATCATTAATTGATTGTAGTGTAGTAAAAGCAGCTGTTGCCTGAGCTGTTGAAAGGTTTGCAATACTATTCAGAAGGTCTCTTGAGGTTCCTGAGACATTTTGATTTACGCTGGTTATGCCATTATCTGTACTATGTGCATTTAGCGTATTACCTAAGCTATCAATCTGATGCTGAATTGACTGAAAAGCCGGATTGAGAACAACTGATGCGGCAGCAGCATCAGCCCCGGAAGAACATCCACCGTTATTCCAGTTATTTCCGCCCCAACCGCCACGATTACCACCTAAAAGTCCTCCAGCTAATGCCCCAACTGCGCCGCCCACTCCAGCAGCTATTCCTGATCCTGATCCAAATCCCGAATTGCCCAACATTGGAGCTACGGTTCCATCTAATGTAAGCATAATGTTATTTTTTAAGTTTATAATTCCTAAAAATAATAAGTATAGACACTACATACTAATGAATTTTAGACACAAAAAAACCACTCTATTACAAGTGGTTGTGTGGTATGGATGTGTTTGGCTAAATCATCCTGTTTTTGGCTTCCTTTAAATCTGCCATATAATACATCTTTTCTTTTAGCCCCTTCACCTTCCTTGGATCGTGAATTATCCCAGCATTCCTAAGCTTATGAAATTCATTAAGGCTCAGTCCTAAAAACTGCGCAGCCGCTTCCCTGCCCATAGTGCGGGGTTGATGTATTATTGCAGAAATTGTGTCGAGTTCTTCTTGTGTGAGATTGGCGCACTCTCCGTTATCAACCATCTCAATTGCCTTTTGTAGTAAGGCTTTTAAAACATCCATATTTGAAATATAAAATTGTAGCCACTAAAGCTGAAGTGGTTGAAATTAGTAATACGATTCTTATTATTAGTATGTTTGGTAATCTATAAAATTCAAGATTTATCCACGATATTAGCGCAACAAAAAACAAGTTTATTATTAATACCCTATGCCATGCACAGAACTTAAATGCTTTCGACAGGCAATATAAAAGTAAGCACATTAATATTGATGTTGATACGGTCATGGAAAGTGAATAAATTAAAGAACTCCCCAATAATGTAATAACCAGCGAAAATATTATTGCCAGCGTTGATATTATTGGGGCGAACTTAACAAATTGTATGCCTACCCTTAGGTGGTTCATTATACAATTGGCGTAATGGGTGGGAACGGTACAGGTGGCGGATCTTCATGGTTACCAGCAATAATAACTCCGGTAACTCCATTTTTACCTTTTGTAACCTTAATGTGTTCTCGCATGATTTGCAGAACATAAGGGCGAAGAAAAGAAAGAATCAGTTTTCTCATTTTTTAATTATATAAGTACTATTTAAACTTGTAGTTTTTACTGCTGGATTTGAGTTGCGTATAACTGCCTTAACCACAGTGTGTCTGCGTTGTAGCCACCTCCACAAAAAGAATTGTTTTGGAGGCAGGATTGTTTCCCTTTTATCGGAAAAAATCAATAGTTGCTTATTGACAAGATATGGATTACACCATGCGCTGTCCGCCTGAACTCCAACCTTTATAATAAATTCTGGGTTGAAAGTGAAGGTATAGGTAGAATCTTTACTTGTACGTACAACCTTTAAAAATGTGTCGATCTTAGTTGTAATATTGGAGTACGATAATAGATTTTTTAGTTTCAGATCCTGTTCTTTCATTACCGTTTTCAGGTCGTTTACTTCTGAAGCATTGCCGAGGACAATGTTCTTGATCGAAGATTGTAAGATATACTTCTGACTTGTTTCTCTGCCAAGCTTATCTTTGGTGGTTACTAATTCATCGGTATATGCTTTTACATTTCCTTGGGCAACCTTTACTTCTGCTGATTTACCCATAAAGGCTTGGAAGGTTACAATTTCTGCGGCAATAAGCAGGATAATGACTATGATTGCGATTAATAATGGAGATAGTTTCATTAGTAAAATATAAGTTTACCTGTATTGAATAGAACTGCTTCTGTTTTGCGCCTATTTGTAAGTCCCTGTAATGACTTACCTGCTGCCTTATTCCACATCAGAAAAGCATCAGTAATCATCGGGGCATCAGCGTTAGATTTAACCCTTTGCCATAAAGTAGATTTTTCAAGTGCGCCCAATCCGCAATTAAATGCAAAACTCACCAAAGCATCAAATTCTTGCTGGAGTAATGATTCTTGCCTGTTTAACCAATTCTCAACATATACAACATCGGCAGATAAAAGTAATTCTGCGTGAGGTTCGTCAATGGTAAGAAATTCAGGGTGGTATTTCAGAACGTCAGCCATTGTTTTTATCCAAATGCCCTTAGGAGTTTTCAATGCGTGACCGTACCCCACAGTGATAATCCCAACTGGATCTGCCTTGGGTTGTAGCCCTATTTTTGATAAATCTCCATCATGGAGAGATTCGTAGTGTTTGACTAAATTAAATCCTTGCTTTGATGTTTTCATGGGCTAAAGATAAGCATTTTATTCGACATTTACAAATTTGCTTCGTCGTTTCCGTAAATACATTGCGCCCCTGTTGTCAGAGCTGCCCATGTTGCATTATCCTCTACCAAAGGTATCGGTGTACCGTCATTGTATTTAGTGCATTTCCAATTTGATGCAGTCCATACCTGAGTACCAATCTTAACGAGAGGATATACGTTGCCGTCTATGTCAGTAATGGTGTCGCCGGGAGTAAATGTTGAGTCGTTTTTTAGGAGGCGAAGAGAACGACCATATTTATCATTGGGTTCATAGGAAAGAAATGATGCAGAATTATATTCCAATATAAAACCATAATAAGAACCGGGTATCTGTATGTCAGATACGTGTATTGAAAATACTGCCTTTTGAAATCCGAATACTCCATTTCCACCATCTCTTACCCCACTCCCTAATCCATTAAATTCAAACTCGTTTGTTGCTCCCATGTTTGGATCAAGCCAATGAGTTAAACCAGTCTCTTTTAGTTTTCCGCCAGCCACTGACCACCCACCAAGATATGACTGTAATAAATCTACATCCGTTTGTGGCGGTACGTGCCATCCCACAGGAGCGATACTTGCCGTTTCAAATGCGTTTGCTTCGTCGTTGTTATAGGCACACATAGCACCTGTGGTAAGAGCAGCCCAAGCGGTATTGTCTGTAACTTTTGGGATTAGATCACCATTGCGGTATTTAGTTTCTGCAAGGTTTTCAGCAAGATACCAAACACTATTAATAAGAACACATTTATATCTACGAAGGTCATTGCCTACGTAAACTGCTGAATTACCTGATATTTCAATAGGGATGTCAACTATTAAGCGAATAGATAATCCGTATTTTGCAGTACAGGGAGCCGCAAATTCATTCACTAACCCATCACCAATAACAGCCCTTCCGGTTGAATAATCCCTTACAATAAAATTAGCCTGTTGTTTTATGTCGGTAAACACTTCAACTCGCATTCCTCCTCCGACTGCACCAAATCCATAGATATTTAATAACGATCCTGCATACGCCCAAAAGGAAGAGCCAGGCTTAGCTAGATTTTTAAATCTTATTGTATCAGTACTTCCTGTATACGTAAATAAATTAGTCCATTCATCATACGAAACAACATGAGAACCAACATTGGCAAGACTTCTTGCATCAGAAGCCGCATACCAATTGTATAAATATCCAAAATTTGCGCCTGTGGTTTTATATTGCGGTTGCGTACAGAACCAATTATATAAATACCCAAAACCACCCGAAATAGCCTTCAATAACGTATGTGACCAAAAGAAATTATTCATGGTTTAGTGTTTTTGCAAGTAAGATTTCAAGCATTCAATATCTTCCTCTGTTTTACGATGCACTAAAGAATTTTCACGATGCACTAAAGAATTTTCACGATCAGTAATTATATATTCGAACGTTTGCAATTCTCCTGCAAAATACCTGCACGATTTGTCTACTCTTGTGATTTTTATCATTTTCATGGCTTGTATCCGTTAGTTCCGTTCCACAATAGCAATGATCCGTCGTAGTACCAACTGAACACGTCTTTCAGTGTCAATCCTGATACAATAGGCTGATTATCTACTTTCCATATTGCCGGGCTTATTTCGTTGGTATACCCTGCGAATGTCAGCGTATAGATAGCGGATGGATTAATGATTGTCAGGTTGCCGCTTTGTCCTGCGACTAAGTTTGAAAGTGTGATTGTAGTGTTTCCCGAAAGCGTTAACGTGGCGTGAATACCAATCTTAACGTCCCACGCTGGAGTGAGTCCAGAAAGAGTCTGAACAGATTCGTTTGGGCTTGTAATGGTATAAAACTCAATACCCGAAACGTCGGCTTTTACTCTTAGTCCTTTTAGTGCCTGTCCTACATAGGATGCGGGAGCATCAATCATGTCAGTAATCTTATAATCTTCGATCTGCCAATGTCTTATTTGCCCTGTCGTTTTCATATGTATGTATAATAATTACACATTAAAGTATCGTACTCGTCTAATACATTTACTATTCTTATTTTGCTATTCTCTTCAAAATAGCCTACTCCTTTTATTTGCTTTTGTCCGTTGATAAATAATTCTACCGTCCCAGCAATGTACGCATTTAACGTGGTGAATACAGTCCTGATACCATCCGGCAATTCTTCGAAGCGGTAATCTGTCCGTTGTTCACGAACTTTGTCTGCTATGGATTCAATTGTCGTGTACTGATACCTAATATCATCAAAACCAATATCAACCAAGTTAGGCCATTCAAATTTGAAATTAAATCTGAATTTATCTATCGTTGGCTTTAATCCACCCTTAAATTTACTCATTGGGATCGCCACCATCTGCCAATCAGTATTGTCTGGTTTATATCCCATCAGATACTTGCGCTTCATGGCTACCACTCCAGTATTGACAGCCCCAAGCATAGATGTTATTATGATAGAGGAACTTTCAGTCCAAGGAAGAGATGTTTTCAGTTTAAATGAAAGAACTCCAGCCTTTATTGCAACAGGAGTCGGAGATGTAAATGTCATCTCTGTTGTTTTTAGCGTAATTGCAGGGACTGGAATATTGATTGGATTAACAGAATCGTCAAAAGCCATAATCGGACGTAGATTCATGGTGTTATTTTTATCCCACGTATCAGCAGATCCATTTGCGAAATTAATAGCTACAGCCTTTTTCCATCCTGATTCTGAGGACGACCAATACCATTCCTCCTTAAGTCCGCCTATTCTATCTTTATTTATCCACATCAAATACAATTCAGCCTGAGACGGCATGTGTCCATATCCATAAATACCAAATTTATAATCTGTACAATATTTGGCCGCTCCTGTTCTGGCAACATTATTAGACATCATTAAAACCGTGTTTGGCTTTCCGTCTCCAATTCCGGCAGCTCCTGATCCTACCACGCCTGCGCCTGTTAATCGTGACCAAATACATGGCTGAATATCTGTCGGGGCGGCAATAAGCCCACTTCCCCCATTCGCAGACAACCACAAAATAATTCCATCTTTATATTTATCTCCAATCTTATGAAATGGTATTGATTGCTCGGTTTGTGGGACATTCGTTTTTAATTTTATCCTTTTAAGTCCGGTTGCTGGCGTGTCGATAGATGCAAAATCAATAGTTGTATAATTATCAACTACTAAAGCTGTCGCCCAGTCTGGCGGTGTATTTTCTAAATAAACCCAATCTACATCTAATCCAGTAGGCACAAGCGCACCAGCTTCGATCCTAACTTCCATAAAAAATAACTGCGTTCCGGATAGAACCAACCCGATAGGGTTTGTTGCAGGAATACCCGTAGTTATGTTTAGGTTTCCAAATATATCACCATAAAATGTATCTATTCGTGGTAGTGTTGGATCGGCAATAGAAAGTGGAATGTCTCTACCAAAAGATGTATATTTATCGCCCAATATCTTATAATTAATATCTGTTGCGGTATATGTCAACCCTTCTTTCCATAATATCGCACCGTCAATAATTCCACTACTTACATCATTTTCACCTTGCAGATAAGTATTGAGTGTTGTTTCTGTAAGATCTATATTGGTTATTTTGTTTATAATTTCACTATTCCGTATTTCCGTAATCCGAGTAAGACGATCAGACTCGGACATTATAGCAGTTGATATATTTATTGCGGTGTCTATACCTCGTCTAACCAAATCTAATGCAGTAAGAATTGGTTTGTCCGAAAGGGTTATTTCATATTTCGGCAACAATCCTCCATATGTGATGTTTAGTTGCTGTATGATTATGGCATTATTTAGACCAATATCCGAATCTAATAGAGATAATTTGTCACCTTCAAATAGTGTATTTTTTAATCCGCTATTTACCATATATATTTCATTTATCCCTAATCCATAAGCAAATTTTGAATGATCATTATCCGCCAAGTATGCATATCCCAATGCGGCCAATTCTAATTCAGCCACATCCACATAAATCTGTGGCATATAAATTCCAGTAATTACAAACGTATCTCCGGCAGAAAGAAATGTCACATTGTCTGGTAAAGGAAACGTGCTGTCCGTGTTGCGATTGGCAGTAATAGTGTATCCTGTTTCGGACATAATCACATGTACCACATCTAATGCAACTCCACCCATTCTGCCAGATGTAATCTCTATCTTAACGCCACTTCCTTTTACTGTGTTTATATCAAATCCTATGTCTGGTATTTCGAATTTAAAATCTGCTTTTGTGCTACCCGCCTCAATAAGCTCTGTTGATATGATTTGATCTACTCTGCCATTCGAAATTGAATCTCCTCCAGCCGCCCTGATAGCCTCTCCGGTCATGTTTTTAATGGACGGTTTAACCGTTTCGTCCCTGAATGTCCCTTCTCTGATTCCGTATATTGCTTTATTTCCAGCTGAAGCGTCCAAATAATCTATGCCAGTAGTCTCGTAATCTGGCAACATTAGTTCTGTTATGTACTGAGCCACGGGAATCACGCTGCCTGTTCCTTTTTTGTAATTTAGCGGTAAATTTTCAGTAGATCCATAACACCTAAGTCTTGTTATGACTGGATCGTTGCTTGCCAATACTCGATCTAATGAGTAGAGTGGATTGCCTTTGCCATACTCGAAAGTAGTTGTTTGTAGTGTGCCGGAAACACCAATGGTAATTATTCTTCCTTTAACGATAAAATTCAGCCCATACACGGTATTGGCTTGTAGTAGTGCATCCCATATCTTCGAGTCAGTAAGGGATATGTTATGTATCTTGTCGGTAGCATTGGAGTCTACATTTACCATCCAAGCCTGCCCACCTGTATATAGTCGGTTAAGATTTGCCTGAATCCTTCCGGCAAGCATTTGTACGTTTCCAGTAAACTCAACCTTGGATAGTCCGGTATAATGTAGGTTATTATCACCTAACACGACATCGAGAAAATCGCATTTTCTCAACTCATGACTAAATGGGACAAACACAAGCTCATAAGAGAAGGCGTTACCTATCGATCCGGCAGAGGCGATCTTCTTGGCTGTTGGCGTATAATCCAAAACAAACCGTTCACCCCTGAAATTTACATAATCATCCGGTAAGAAATTGATCATTACCGGAGATTCCGCATTCAAACTTACCGACCTGTCAGACATGAAAGATCCGGTGTACTTATATTGATCGGTGGCGTATAGTTGTGTTCCGCCTTTAGAATATACTATCATAATTAGTATTTATATGTGCCTATGTCGCTATTCACCCTTGTTGCGTTGTCGTAATCCTTGGTAACTCCGGCAGCATATCCGGCAGCTATTGCAGGTGATCCGGCAGATAATTTATAATTATGATTGTCTTCATCTACAAATAGCGGATTTGCATTATTAATATTCCCCGTAATTGTAACGCCTGTAGCTGTGCCATAAACAGCATTTCCGCCCATGCACATATTATTGGCAACTATCGTACTCGCATAAGTATAAGACACTTGAGCCACATGAATAGCCGAGCTATACTGATCTTTGAATAGATTGTTGGCTATTAAGCTATTATTGAGATTTCCATATAAAACTACGTGACCCTGAACTGTTGCGTTGTAGTTCCCGTTTTCGCATGTGTTATGTAGAAACTTAACGTAAGTTGACGTTAATCCGCTGCCTGAATATATCTGCATCGAGAATCCTCTCTGCATATTATAGAATATATTATTCTGAATAGTTACGCGATCACATCCCTCAATATAAGCTCCGTGATCGTGGTCTTTCCAGTAATCAACAAATTCTCCGACGTAAACACTTCCAGCTTCGGTTGGCGATAATCTGCCTATATCGTGAATCAAGCATCTCTCAATCATTATGTCGCTCGATTGCTTACAGTAGATTGCATCTAATCCCCACGTGATAGATGCCTTATATCTGCCGTTATCATGAATATGACAATCCCTAATATTGATACCAGATGATCCATTAACAATGGCAACAGACATGGTGGCAGTTCCTTTTATTTCAAAACCTTCAACATTAAAATAGTGCGCATTATCAAAATGAAATCCATATTCACTGGCATTATTATTTCCATTTAGCACCGCCATCCCTTTATTTCTGGCTTTTATTGTTATTGGCGCACCAGCCGTTCCACTCTTGCTTGTGTAACAAAAATCTCCGGTAATCGTATATACCCCATCTTCAACTATGATAGTGTCGCCAGCTACTGCTTTATTTACCGCAGCCTGAATTGTCAATAACGGTAATTCATAAGTTCCGGCATTTGCATTATTTCCTGTTGCCGATACGTATAGCGCATTTGGGTAAACTATGGGAGTTACACCCATGTATGCCTTGATACTATCTTTCAATCCAAGCCAAGTCCACTGGTATTTCGCTCCGGCTCTCTCGATCCAGATTAGATCGGTATCGGTTGGGACATATCCGGCAGTTGCGGCAGAGAATAACGTAGATGGGATCACCCCGACCTTAGCTTCAATCTCCGCCTTAGTTATATCCGAGTTTTTCTGCGCATTTGTGGGCGCATGAGTCGATTGGGAATGATTATAGGCAGTTAATCCCTGATCGCCTCTCATAGCGGTAGTAGAACTCACCCCTAATGTTAGTGTTCTGCCAGCTAAGATTGCGGTAGGCGTGGTGTATTGCGGATCAGCTATTCCGGCGGATTCTCTAATCAATATCTTATCAGTGTCCAATACCGTACTTCGAAAGGACATATCGGAAGGGAATTTCTTTGGCATATTTGAGCGTATTAATATGTTATATAATCGCCTGCATCTGTCGTGATTATTTCTCCCATATTGGTCGGCTGCTTCACGATTGTATTTAATACAAAGATAGCAAAATGATCGGGATCGGCAAATGTTTTACTTATAGGGATGTCTGCGGCATAAGTTGCATTAGTTCCATCATCCCAAAACACTATTGCCGGAACGTCGAATGTTGTAGTTATCGTGTCGGAAACAGTCGAAAGTGCATAACACAAAGGATTATTAATCTTCACCTTCACGGTAAAAACTACCGCCTCATCTACTATCCTATGATGAGCTTTGCTATCATAGCTGACGTAGCGACACCTGATTCCGCGCTGGGAATATTCATCGTACAGGTTGAACTCCGCTCCTTGCAGATAGGTTAGGAATGTTCGGATAGCTTCAGATGCAGTTCGTAAAACTCCTTTATATACAAACTCTAAATCCTGTTCGTATGCTTTAAAAACAGGAATAGCCGGAACGTATTCTTCATCTCCTTGCTGATCTACCCAATCACGCTTGAACATCTCCTTAACTTCGAGCTGTCTGTCTGGAATCGACTTAGTAGTGATTCCAAAGGCTACTTGGAGGTCGAGCTTGAGAGAGGTGGATTTCTGAATGTATGTTTTGTTCATATATTTTTATTTATAATATAAGCGGAGAGATTTCGTCAAAAAGTGCCTATATGTGAACCTTATAGCCTATCTTGCCAGTGATGCCAAAAACGTATAAGTCTAATTAAACCGGCCACTTTTTTAGCATATCGCTTTCCCGAATATGTTGACTTTATTTGAGAGCGCGAACGGTCATTGGTAAGCAATCGGCTTACATTTGACCAGTTTATTAAATCAAGTGGATTCATCGAGATGAAATACTACATTTATCGCATTCCGATGGTGCGAAATCGACTTCTTCGCTATCGTCTGGGAAAGGGATATAATCGCCACATTTTTGACACAAACCCTCTACGGTCATACAATAGGGACATCTAAATATTTCATCGTAAGAAAACCTCATTATTTCATCTTCGTACCGTTCACACTGCTGGCAATTGCCCGATTTTACTTGTTTTGTCATTTTTCTTAGTTTTAAATATCCTGTAAATATAACTCATTTGAATATTAAAACCAAATATATATTACTCAAATGAGTAATATATATTTTTCAATCTTGTTTCAATAGGTTCCAAATAACTAAACCTATTTAATCATGGTTTTCTTAAACCGGACATATCGCGCGATTGACAGATGATTAGCCTTGATTTCTCGTAATAGGACATCAAAATCGAAACTGCCTTTTTGTTTAAAATTCAATGATCCGTTTATATATCCGTTAAAATACATGAGCAAACATTCTTCAGTTGTCAATGTAATTTTAGCCGTATCAGCTTCTATTTCTTTGATAACTTGATTGAATTTTCCTGAATTAATCATTTGCGAAAAAGCACTATCTGCCCTTACAAATAACTTTTCATATCGGTTTTTAGCGATGCAATTGACCGATAATAAAACTGCTAAAATCAATAGTAATTTTTTCATTTTAAATTATTGTTGTTTCATTAGAGGTTCCTAAATGTGAACCTTTTATGTCATTTCAACTGGCTTTCTCCAACCTTCTGGATATTGCTCTACAAGTTCAATTTCACCTGTAATTTCAGCAAGTTCAGGAGGCAATGATACTGCCCATAATTCTGCGCTTTCTGATTTGTTGTGCATAGACCACCTATCAGCATTATATCCATCCCTATTGAGAATTAAATATGCTTGTATTGATGCGATACAAGCAGTAGCTTTTGCCTCTACGTCGAATATTGCTATCATAGTATTGCGTATTTTTTTTCTAAATAATTATAAATAATACCTTCATTTGTTACCGTGTCGGATACTTTTCTGAATATCATTTCCTTCACTACGATATTTGCAAATGCACTAGTGTTACCAGCACATCCTATTGTTATCCCACTCATGTTATTTACTCCTGGATTTCCAGTAGTGGCAGCGGTTTTATTTATTTTAAGCTTTGAATTTACTCCATATAATAAGAATCTAATAATTCCAAATGCTCCTGGGATTAAATTTGAATTACCGAGAGCGGGTGCATTACCGACATACGATTCAATATTTGGAGATGTTGTATATTCGTACAGAGCTCCAGTATTATTTATATATCCATCCATTATGAATGAGTTATGACGCCATATTGGCATTTTTAACACTAAATACATAAATTCTGGCTGATTAAATGTAAATGAAGTCGTTTTCAGGTAATCATTGATCCCATCAAATGTAATTCCAGACGCCCCCCATAGTGGTTGACTCGCTCCGGTTGCCTGTATTAAATCATGCCCACTGCCAAGTTTATCATTCCACCTACTCACGAAGTTAGACCCATCTTTTATAACCGTTGCTATATTTGATGAATCATACCACGCAACCGTATTCCCGTCCTTTAAAATGGCGGGCGGTTGGTTCAACAATGTTGCACTGCGAACTGCATTCAATCTATTTAAATATTGTAACAACATACCTTAGTTTGTTAAAATACACTCCATAAAAATACGGATATTTGTCGATACTGCCGAAGGTGTAAAAGCGTCAACTGCTTCCACAATTATGTGTATGTCTCTTGTGGTTGGATTAAGCATTACATTCGTGAACATATCAGAACCTACCGAAGCTCTACTACCCGTTCCGAAAGTAAGCGCAACGTGTCCTACTCTTTTTGCCGGATCGCTTACTGCATAGACGGAATTATTCACCTGATTAGTTACAGTATCCTTATAAATATTTACATTTATTGTTTTTCCAGCCAATCCGGTATCGTCTGTCTGTACGCGCATGTTTGTAATTATAACGCCAGATCCAGCCGCTTTTGCAACGTCTGCAAAGAAGGCAAGTGTACCGCCAGATACTACATCACCCGCAAGATAAGGATCGAGGTTTGCCGGACGTGTAATCATAAGATCAAATGTCCTCACAACATCTGAGAGCGAGGTGTTACCGTCATTCAAGTCCAAGACGGAAACTTTACCCATTAGTTGAGGATTGGATATTAGGCTTGTATTTTCGATGATTGTTCCTGCCGGAAACCCCATGTACGCTTCGTTTAATCTTAGTTTCATTTCTGTGTATGTTTTATATGTAAATATTATTCTTTTATGTTATTTTATTCTTGTTTCTTCTGCCGTTTCGACTCGATTGATTCAAAACCCTTGTTCCTATACGTAAGCCTTTCTAGGAGGGTAAAAGTGTGAGTATTCTATTTTTAATTTTTTCATCCCCTGCTCTCGTTGGGTGTAATCCGTCAGAAGTATCTGAGGCAGTTATCCACGGATCTGTAAATGTATCCAAACATGTTACCCCCACATTAGAACACGCTAAAGATATGGTTGATCTAATATTTGACCTGTCAAATATCGTAGCACCTGAAGTATCTGTCCATCTTGGGAATATGTTTATATAATAAATAGTAGCATTTGGATTTGATAACTTTAACGCTTGAATTTGATTTTCTACGGTTGTCCGTAAGGTTGTCATATTACTTTCCAAATTGCTGTCATTAGTGCCTAATTGGATCATTATTATACTTGCATTATCATTTGCAGCGGCAGATACTTGGGTTGCCATATGAGCAATAATACTTGCCCCTCCTAATGAGTAAGTAGTAAATACCCACCCCTTTGTATAACAAATATCAAGTGCCCAACTTGGAGGGGTCGTTATTGAATCCCCAAGTGCTGTCATATAAGTATCAACATTTATTGCGTATAATTCAACGTTATCAATTTTTAAATCACAAATACCCAGCCTTTTAAAAATAAGTTGTTCGTCAATTGCCTTGAAATATATCAATTTATTCCCAGCAGATACGTTTGTCAGCGTATACATAGCTGATATATTCCCAATTGATACGGAGCCGGATGATTGTTCTGTAATTGTTAATTTTAATTTATAATAAGAACCAATATGTAAATATGAGCTATTAGATATAATGGAGGAATTGTTGCCTGCGGTACTCAGCACATTTCCAACACCCCCACTAATATTTGACTGACCGCCTAATACCCAAAAGGAGGACGATGAAAAATCTCCATTCCTAATTATATTTCTACTTAAATACTCGTTTACTAAAATTGTTTTCTTCTTTATATTTGCAAGAGTGATCATTGCGTCATTAGATGCAGATGTTCTATAAATATTAGTCCATTTGCCTGTATTTAATGTAATTGTCTCCACGCCTGTATTAGCAGATACCGCAAGCTGAATTAAATAATCATCTAATTCTTTTCTAAGGTTCAACAATGTCCCCTGCGATTGCCTAATTGATTTTACTCTGTTTAAATATTGTAACAACATATCTTTGACTAGTTATATGTTCACGAATTTAAATGTATCTGCCAAAGTGTCGCCAATTGGCTATGCTCTTCTGTGGTCATCAGCGACGATCCTGCAATAGCCGTCACGTATTGTCCGGCAGGTTGCTTATTATGAAAAAGTACATGATCCTGTGGTGATAGTAGTCCGGCTGTTAAATCTGTGGCGTAACCGATTTTATTGATTAGGGAGGATTGGGTTTCGGCGGGAGGACTAATCCCAGCCGCACCAGTAGCTCCCGTAAGTCCCGTATCGCCTTTATCCCCCTTTGCTCCGGTGACTCCTGTAAGTCCCGTATCGCCCTTGACGCCTTTATCTCCTAGGATTTCCTGCACCGTCAAATTAACGATATCTGCGGGCTGTTCTGTTATGGTAAGTAGTACTGTGTCCATTATTTTCTGGTTATTACGGGTTCGATAATCCAGCTTCCACCAACCCAAGTTTTGCGCCTACCATCAGCGAAAACTATAAGAACATCATATAGGTATGTTCCGTCCGCTATCTCCACAACCAATGGCGATAGTTCAATAGTGAACTCATCTATGTGGGTTAACTCGTAGGTGGCTAATGCTGCTGATTTTGCCGTTTTTCTGACCTGCATAGTTGCAGTTGCGCCTATCAGTGAGTAGCTCGGCTCTGCTGGTAATTGGAATCTTACCCCCAAGAAGGTATTCCCGTAAAGGACTGTTTGGAGGTTATAATTGTTTTGTAATGCCATGACGTAAAGATAAGAAATTAAATGGTATTTGCAAGTATCAATTATTAATAGTGAAAATAGTTGTCACTAACATTATTTGCTAATAGCAACTACTTTTGATTTTACTGAATGATTACGCGAAGTCCGGTCCCGATAGATCCCTTCCCGCCCATAACAGCCCTGAAGTCCATCATAGCGTTGTAGGTGTTCGATTGAATCATAACTAACTGGGCTAAACTATTGGCGGTCACGCTTCCCGTATTTGAGAGAATTCCCTCAATTGATTTCAGGCTAATGTTCTGAAGCGATACGTCTCCCCTAACTGCGTTTAGTAAGCTGGCAAGTAACTGAGCGGTATCTTCTGTTACGCCTTTGATTTCACCTTGGAGACCTTGTTTGGCTTTACCCGTAGGCTTAAATAAGTCAAAGCCATATTTTTCACCTTCTTTCTGGGCATCTTCAAGTCCGGTATTCACGGCATCAATTAACTCTGGTGCTTTTGCGAAGAATCTACCTAAATCATCCATCCAACTTTGGTCTACCATCGCACCGGATATTGGCTTACCATCTGCGCCAACTCCATAGCTTGCTTTCATCTCATCCTGAAGTTGAGTAAATGCACCTTCGAAAGCAGCGTTGAAAATCATGTTGCTAAGAATGTTTTCCATTACCCCATTTACAGAATCTCCAAAAGCTGCGGCTGCATCTGTTCCATCTACGAAAGCTGTTACCAAAGCATTGCGAAGATCGTCACCCAAAGAGCCTGTCAGGTCAGTAATCACCTGCGTGATTTGTTCCCTTGCTTTTTCTGCGGCTTCGCTCCATGCGATTAGGTTTTCTAATACAGCTTTGGTCGCATCGGTTACGAGATTATTCGCAACGAGAGTTTTCGCAAGCTCGGCATTAAATTCACCCTCTTTGGTTATTATTAACGGATATGTCTCTAATAATGGAGCCACCACGTCTTTCTTCTTTTTGGCAAATAGTCCAGCTATTAATCCGACCGCACCCCCAACTATTGCTCCGATTGCTGTCCCTATGACCGGAACTATCGAGCCTATCGCAGCTCCCATCCCTGCACCTGCCCCAATTCCGCCAAGTACATTAGTTCCGCTTACGACATTTTTCTTACCTACAATCGCTTCCGATTTATTGAAAGCAGCCATAGCTTTCGAGTACATGTCATTGGCATTATTCAGCGCCTTTGCTCCATCGACAAGCCTACCTTCATAATTCTTTAGGAATACCGTACCATTAACATCTGAATTTAACCGAAGCTGATCATTTAAGAGTAAGTTGTATTCAAGCTGTTGGGATATGATTGATTTGTAATACTCATCCATAACCCGTTTGCGTTCTTGTGCTGCGCCAACAACCATGCCTATTAGGGATGTTGCGCCAGATATTGCGGCACTATACGCCTCAGACTTGCTTAACCCCTCTTTACTAAAAGCCTTTTGAAGTGTGGTGGCAGCACTCATAAGTAAGCCCAAGGAGTCTGCAAGTTCAGAATTGTATACTCTTACGCCTTCAATTAACTGCTTTGTGCTTTCATTTATTTGTTCCCTTACAGTTAATTCCTTTTTTAAAGCGTTGGTATTAGTGTCTGCATCTAATTGACCTTGTAATAAAACTGCTTGTTTCTGTTGTTCTGGGTCAGTTGATGCCCTAAGTAAGTCTATCTTGCGCTGTTGAATCTTCTTAAAAGTTTGGAAATTAAGCTCGGTAAGTACATTTTCGCGATCAAATCCATTCGCCTTTATTTCATTTTTCTGATATTCAATTTCTTGTGAGAACTCCAATTGTCTAACCCCAAACTCAATATCTAATTCTCGCATTGCTGTCAGGCGTTTTCTTTCAATATCTATACCCAAAGCATTCCCAGCAGGACTATTTACCTCTTTGGCTTTCTTCGCCCAATCGTCATACTTCTCATTCAGAGCGGCACGTTCGCGTTCGATACCATACAAGAAGGCGTCATTTACGTCTCGCTGAATCTCTTTGATTTTATATGCCCAATCCTTATTTATTTTAACTGTCCGCTCTGCCAAATCTTTCTCGGCATTAATCCTTAGCTGAGAATCATGGGCTAAGCCTTCATCTGCCAATTTCTGAACTCCGGCAGTTTTTATTCCTGTCTGCGCAAAGTCTTTAATCTCTCCGGCTGACCCCATCTTAATTCCGGCAGCTTCGTTAAGTTCTTTCAATCTTAACTGCTTCATTTTGTCGATAGCATCAACCCTTTTGGCGTATTCAAGATCGCTCAATGCAAATTCTTTATCCATAGAATTTTCCATGTTTGCGATTCTCGTCGCTGCAATCCCTGCGTCATAATTGGCAAAATCTTCATGATCTTGCTGATATTGGCGATTCAATTCATCTATGGCACGATTGCGTTTTTCAAGATCAGATTCCGTCTTTTTATCTTTCTTTGCCTGTTCTTTATCGTATTGTCCTAAAAGCTGTTCGTTTATGACTTTATACATATCGAACTTCTGCTGAAGATCAGCCACTATCTTTGCTTTATCTGCGGCAGTGCCACCCTCGGTCAATCTGGGAGCAGGAGTAGCTAAAGCTCTGTCTAAGTTCTCTTTTGCATTTGTTAGATTATTCGCAAAATTCTTGTATATTTCATCGTCCGGTAAATTATCCTCAATACTCTTAGCTACATCACGATTCGTTTGATCAAATTGCTTAAGGGCATCAATATCTAATTTTAACCGTTTGGCAAGACTGCCTCTTGGTGCTTCTGCTTGGATTGCTCTTCGTTTTGAATTAGCCTCTTCCTCTCTGCCAACAGAACGGAGGTATGTTTCTTCCTCTGCGAGCTGGGCTATTTTTATTCTTTTTATTTCGTTGTTATACGCCTCTCCCGCGCTGAATTGTTTTGCCTTAATCCTTTGCTCGTCATAACTTGCAGCAATCTTATCCATAGCAATAACCTGATTCTCGGTTATGATTGTGTTCGTGCCATGAAGAGATTTTGTCTGCTCTTCTAACGCCTTTGTTTTGGCGTCAACGTCAGCAATAGAGTTGGCGTATTTTTGTAATGCCTGAAACGCATCGCTATTAATAACCTGTACGGTAGTCGATTTTGCGCCAGCTTTATTTAGCGATTCTTGTAGTAAATTTAATAATCCATCAGATTCAGATATAAGTGCAGGATTCTTTCTTATGGCATTAAACATGCTCCCAATAATACTGGTGGCGACCTGACTGCTAAGTCCGAAACCCTCACCCGACATGGTGAGACCCTTTGTGAGAGATTTTCTTATCTGAGCCTCTGCATCACTAATATCTTTTACCTGACTTTCATTTATAGCCGTAACTCCTGTGGAATACAACTTAGCCCTCGCGTTTGCATATAGAGCTTCAGTGGCTAAATCTATCTTTGATACTACGCTTTCGTAACTATCGCTCTCTTGAATCATACCTTTTAGGTACGGACTCATTACGGAGTTCAATTGTTTTATCGCATCGGCTCGCTCTTGTGTTCCTTCTGCTGCACCTTTTAATTTCTGCATTAAAACTTCTACCTGAGTCACCGTAGCTGTGGCATCTGCGGCAGTTTCTTTAAAAATTCCATCTAATGCTTTTTGTAATTCCTTGGCTCTATCTGTTGCTAAAGCCATATACGTAACCAATCCAGCAATTGCGGTAAGTACGATGCCTATGGCGTTTGCCTTCATTACTACGGCTAATCTTGCGAATGCACCGGATGCAAGATTCGTTGTCGCGGCTAATGCTATCTGAGAACTTGACATTGCTACGTTTGATGCAATATTCGCCCTCATAACCCCAATTGATGCTACCCTTATTGCTAAAGACGCCTTTTCATATACATTTATCAGTATCAGTGCAGTCTTGTAGGCTCCATACATCGTGATGACAGTTCCCAAAACTTGTACTACCTGTTCCCAATTACGCATAAGGTTGGTAAGCATATCTACTCCGCCTTTCAGCTTACTGCTCTGCCCCTCACCAATAACGTTTAACATTATCTGATAGGCATCCTTTAAGTTGGAAATCTTACCTACTAAAGTCTCAGATTGCTTCTTCTGCATTTCGAAGAACATTCCACCAGAGCTGGTCAAGTCGGTAAATATTTCATCTACCATCTTGAAAGAAACCATCCGGTTCGATATTTTTTCAAAGACTTCTCCGGCAGAAACTACACGACCTTCAAGTTTTCCGAACTTGTCCGCCAACTTGTCCACTATCGGAATACCAGCCTCTGTAAATTGCCTAAGCTCCTGTCCTCTTAGCACCGTTGCTGCTTTTACCTGACCATAAGCAAGAATTATTCGATCCATATCCACACCAAGTCCGGCAGATACATCCGCCAGCTTCGTCATGGTTCCAAATAACTTATCCGTCTCAATTGAGAATGCAGCGAGCTGTTTGGTGTCTCTTAATAAATCCTGAAAAGTAAAAGGCGATTGTACCGATAGTGTTTTGACCTGAGAGAATATTTTATCTGCGGCTTCTTTGTCTCTGACAATTGCACGTAAAGCAACCCTCTGAAGTTCGAACTCTCCAGACACCATCGCTAATTGTTTTATAAAGGCTGCAATACCGGCCACCGTGAATGCTGTTCCAAGCGTACTTGCGAGTTGTAGTGCGATTCCACGTTGGGTCAGGAAGGCTCGGCTTGTCATACCGGAATGGTTTGCAAGATTCTGCTGTGATCTTGCTGCGGCATTAGCGGCTGTCGTAACTCTAGATGCAGATGCGGCTGCTTGGTTTTGAGCGATAACTAATCTCTGGGCAGAAGTGAGTGCGGCATTGTTGGATATTGTTTGTGCATTACCTAATGTTTGCTGTGCGGCAGTATTGCGTTGATTTATGCCCACCGCCTGTAAGTTTGTTACATTTAGCGCGGCTTGTGATCTCGCCCTTACGTCTGCTGCTCTTGCTGCGGATAGATCCGCCTTCGCCAACCTCTCAGTGGTTAGTGCATTTTTGGCTGTAATCCCTGCCGACTGACTCGCTAAAGCCAAATTCGCCTTAGTTATGGACGGGTCTACCAGAGCTGCCGTTATTTTTGCTTTTGCCTTTGCAAGTTGCGCATCTAATTGCGATTCATCGACTCCAAGTGTATAATGCAGATCTCCAAGTGATACGCCCATGTTATGCTTCGTTTAATATTGGTTCTGTGCTGTTAAGCAACTTTGTTAAATCTATTTCTACGCCTTCCTTCTCTTTCTGACTTGCCAAATATCTCTGGTATATCTCCTCGTTGGCAATAACGGATTCATCGTAATCCTGCTTGGTATAGCCAGCTTTCTTCTTGTTGTATTCAACGTGAGGCAGATCAGAAGCCATTAGTGCTATTTTTGCATTACTAAGAACGCATCTGTAAGTGTATTCCTCTATCGAAATCAGTCCCCACAGTAGCCGAAGCGGTTCTAAAGCCCAAGGGTACTTTTCTCCAAAAGCGGCTTTTGTGCCGAGGTAAGTTCTTGAAGGTATTGCTCTGCTTCCACTTTCGTCATCGTCCTCATCGTGTCCATCATCGTCGCTGCCAATACCATACTCACATAATACCCCTCCACTCCCATTTTTTTTTTACCTTCCATTATAATTGGCTGTAACTGCTCAAAGTCATATTGCTTTACGTAAAATAGCCATCTCCAATGTATTGCATGAAAGAATTTGATTGTCCAAAAATTATTTAGGATTACGTAGGATGCAATTTTAGCGACTATTTTTACTTTAGTTGCCATGAATTTTACCACCTCTTTTGAATCCATTTCGGATGGAGCTTCATTTTCAAGGAACGCTTGGCTTACTTTGTTTGTGGTGTATGGCTTTAACCAAGTAATTTGGTAGGACTTTTTTGTTCTGGGAATCTCAACCTTCGTCGGAAGGTTCTGATCTATGCTGATAAGTTCTTTTTGTGCTGTTTTGCTGGGCTGTTTCATCGTCTGCTGTTTGCTGTTAAAAAGAAGGGTGGCAACACATGTGCGCCACCCCTATTATTGAGAGAAGAAAAGAAGTCTCTTTACCCGATTACACGTTAATAGCGTTCAGGATGATGAAGTCAGATTTCAATGGATCTGGATTTGCCAAAACATCAAACTTCAGTTCGATTGCGCCCGCCGTAGTAGAAGAAGGTGGAACCAATTTACGAGAAATGGAAAGGTTGTAGAAGATGTAAGCCTGATCCCCTGATCCCACCTCAACCTTAAACATTAAGTTAGGATCTTTAAGGTCAAGTTTCATTCCTACTGCCTCGTAAGATTTACTACCAACTACAAGAGGAGCTAATACTGTGGCCGTTTCTGTTACGGTATTGAAGAACATATTCAACATTGCGGTTGATGTATTCGGAACCTGCCATGTTGCTGTAATCTTTCCGGCTTTCGTTACAGAGTAGATAGGGGCTTCTGATTGGTCGGTGAAGATTTCAGTAACCGTACCGTCCGCTTGTTCCAGCTTGAATGTATCGCGGATACTCTGGAAGGTTTCAACCCATGTTGCAGATAGCGGAGTTGTAGATTTGGTTGCGGTGTAAAATTTACCAGTACCGACCGCGATAATGCTTGATTTTGCTGAATTTGCCATTTTAATTATTGTTAAATTTTATTAAAACATTTATGTTAATTGCGTCAACGTCATAGCCTGTTCCGTCAAGCCCTAACGGTATGTTTGAAAGATAAGTAAATTCGTACTTACTAGTACTTATCGGTAATGCTCTCATCACATTCTTGGAATATAAAGACATCTTTGCAGAGTCCTTAACCCCAGATAACTCTTTAGTGTAAACTTCAACCCTGCAAATAGTCCTACCATAAGCATACTTATCTACAATCTCTGTGACTGCTTTTGCGACTACGAAGGCAGGAACAGTTGTAGTGGTTGCGCTCGGTCTGCGGTTCGGATATATTACCGGACAGACATTCGCTGACTTTAACGCTTGCCAAAGATCGTTTTCAATAGAGCCGATGTCGTAGTTACTGTTCATATTCGTTTAAAATCTCGTAAAAAATGCTGTTCTGCATACTGATATCCATGAGTGAGAACATCCGCATATTTAATCCTAAATCGCTCATGCCATTCTGCATATGCCTCTCCTGCTACTACCACCAATTGCCAATCCCCTGTCGAATCAAATTCGCTAAGAATAATGGAACCCCAATCTGCGCCAAAACCACCTCTTGCGTCAGTCTTAACAGCGCGAGGTGGGTTCATCCATTTCTTTACCTCTACGCCCCTATGAAATATCGCATATCCATAAGAATCATGTAAATTATACGTAATATTATGGTATCCTTTATAATCAAGCGCATAATTAATGCTTGTCTCTGCCAATTTACTAAGCGATTCTACTATTGCCATCTCGGCAATCTGCTTAATCTTAGCCATCCCATCGTTAAGAACTTTGTCGTTAGGAATCCACCTCTTTGTCGCTCTTGCCATTGTCGATAGTATCTAAGTCAATATCCGAGTTCTTCTTAATCACACCCTTGAAAATGTTATAGATCGGATCGAGCATTTTGAAAATCCTAAAGGAAAATCCCATCTTCTCAAAGTTCTCATCAATAGATTTCATTTCCCAAAAGCAAATCTTAAAGATCACAAACAGTTTCACAACTGTAATCGCTTCGGTAATCCATGTGTATCCATAAACGGCAGATTCTTTTACTAAGCCATTTAGCGCGTAAATGAAAACTGTGTAGGAGCCAAACTTGAAAATCCATCGCAAACCCTTTTTGCTGGATATGGATTCTCTGCCATCTATGATTGCGGCAGAAGTTACACCAGTTACTAAGTCAATGAACATTATTATAAAAATCATCAGACAAACCCAAACTGTCATTCCTAATACTTCGTTTGCCCAATAACTAAACATCGTTGTCACCATTGCTATTGAGGTTGCTACCGTTCCTAAAAACGTAGTCTCCTTGGCTTTTTCTGTGCCTAAAGAAAACATCGGTTTCAAAAAACTATATTGTTCAAGGACTGTCCACATAATCATTAATTATTGACTCTGTTGTGCCATATTACACACCCCAGATTGCCGTTGTAGCTGTTTACAACTTCCCCGACAAAAGTTTTTACGCGATCTGTAATCACAACTGAGTCGCCAGTCTCAAACAAAACCTCATTGAATGGCATTGATACGGTATAGTCAGAAATAAATACACCTTCAGTTATTCCGGTACTGCCGGATCGTGATGGATAATTTCTACATTCGCCTTCAAAAACATCTATAATCTCTGATGTAGGAGGATTAACATCGGTGCGTACAAGAGTTCTTGTAACTACAATCCAATGTGGAAATCTTGGATTAAACCCGATTCCGTTAGTACCTCGCCTGAGCATCTGACTTAACCCCGTTTAGTGACGTGAAAATGATAGATGGCATAGTTGCCTCGCCATATTTCTTATAAATTGCATTTGCCTGTGTTCTGATCAATCGCTTATCGGTGATAGATAACGTTCCGCTTGCCTCTTGGTGAGACCATCCGTTATCGCTATCTTTTGCGCCCTGTACTTGCGAGGGAGAATTAACTCCGTACATTAAGGCATCCGCAAAAGCTAGCTCTCTGGTTTGTGTAGATAAAGTAGAAACATCTAATCCAATCGCTAATCCACGATCAACTCTGATTTTCATCAAGGCAGCATCAGGTAACAAGTACCCGACACTAGCCTTTAGATACGCTTCGAGCGTAACGATGAAAACAGCAGAAATTACGACATCGCTGTCGGGAGCTTCAAAAACGTACGGGTTTGCAACGATGACTTCTTCGCCTCGTAGGAAATAACTGAATGAGGAGGTAGACGCGGTTAGCGTTACTTCATCCCCCATACTGTGCGTCCCTGCGCCTGTGACTACTCCATCACCTATAACTGTAACCTGTACGTTCATATCGGCTTATTTATTAGGCATCATTTTACCAGTCATTTTCTTACCCATATTTGGCATCATGTGCTTCGTATCGGTGGATGGCTTTGATGCGGATTTCCCTTTTGACTTTGCCATGATTATGCAGCAGAAGTGATGTCAAGCATCATGATCTCATTCGGGTTGTTCAGAACCGGAATGCCAGTGAACTCAGCGATGAATTCCATTACCTTATGCTTAGCTGATACAGTCTGAAGGATAGTAATTCTACCATCTTCGTAAGTGTAAACAGGTTCGGCAGGATTGTTGAATGAAATTGGAAGAGCAGACTCAACCGATCCGCAAACTCCGGCAGCACGTAAAACTACAACACCATCTGCGAAAGCCTTCAAAGCTGTATTTACAGTCTTGCGAGTTGCTACGTCAAATGTCTGAACGAAAGAAATCTCATCAACAACTTCGATAGGAGGCAATCCACGACCAAGAAGGTATTGGCGTACATTATCCTGAGTTACAAAGTAAGTAGAAACGTTTGCAGCCGCGATACCTCCATTGGTAAGCTGGATTGCAGTGTTATTTCTTACTGTTGCATGTTGCCAGATAATATCCCAGGTTGCCTGATTCATGCGAAGTACGCCATAAGGTTTGAAATTGTCCTTAGCGTATTTAACCAATGTGACTAAATCAGCAATAATGTCGGCAGTTGGGTCAGACCAAACTTTCACTACTTTCTTTTTATTGGCAGCAGGAACGTTGAAGTCAAATTCCAAAGCGTGAATACCATCAGGGTTGTTGGTTGCGTTGGTAACGAACTTTCCGGTAGATTCAATCTGGAAAGCCATGTAATTCAACTGACTGTGCATACCGCGTAATAGTTTGTCGGTATCGGTAGAGATGATTTTATATAAATCTTCCCAACGCGGAACTACGCCGGAGTAGTTGGTAACTAACTGAGCCTGTTGAATGAAAGACTCCTCATTGAACTGAATTGCATGACCCATACGAGGCATTTTGCCAGTAGAAAGAGAGAAGCTGGAAGGAGCGCGAAGTGGCTTGTCTGCGTCAAACTCGATGATGGTAGCTTTAGGAGCAACTAAAGAAGTACCCTGAAGCTGAGTGTAAGTGAAGCCTACTTTTGGAATACCCCAATCAAATGCGGATTTCCAAGAAGCGTTATCGTAGCGGTTTGCGAAGGCAGAATCAATAAATGTCTGCATAGAATCGAAACCATATTGACCCAATGCGCCATTGACTAGGTCGTAATAGCTTTTGTAATTTGTTTGCATGGTATGGTTTAGATTATATTGTCAAAATAAATATCGGTATTCAACCGGATGTTCGTCTTCACGATAGCAGGAAGATAAGGAATCCTTTTCTCAAAAACATAACCCTTAAATACAGGTGATGCAGTTGCAATCGTATCTCCGCTTTCAATCAAAATCTGACTGTAAGTAAGGTGAGTAGGAATACAATAAAGAGACTGTGCTCCCTGAGCTGTTGCGGATGCTGAAAGCGCAAGGAAAGTACCGACTGCTACTGTGTCAATCGCTGCGGTTGCTACGGTGATGGTAGATTCACCAGCTACGCTATTGTCAACTGTGGGTACGGTAAATGCTTTGCCTGTTCCGGCAAGAGTTGAAGGCATTACCATGATAATCTTTCCGGCTTTCAGCTCGTGAAGTCCATCAGCATTATACACAGTGATTATAGTATCAGTAGATACCACAGACGTTGCTTTTACCTTCCATATAGGAAGAATCTTAACGCCATTTGCAGCTTCTAAACTGCAAGGAGAACCCGATGGATAGTTGTATCCTTCTGCGAATGTGTTGAGCAGTTTACCTACTCCAACTACACGCTCAGGAATACCCTTCCAAACCGGAAATCCAGAATCGTAAGTGGCCGTTCTGCGACCAAAAGTGTTTCCCATTTTTTAAAAATTAAATTTCGTACATTAAAAATTTCTTCTGTGTTCGGCGGTGTTTTACTTACGCCTTTGGCTTTCCTAAGAACTTATCCACCAACTCGACACCTTTCTTCTGAGCCGCCTCTACCGTAGCTTTATCGCCTAATGCTGGAATGATTGGAACTGCGCCATCTTTCGAGTATGAGGATTGCATCCTATTATACTCTTTGATTGCCAATTGAGATGCCTGATCTTCTGTCATGCCCTCGTCGATATTAATCAGTCGCATTGCATCATTCAACATCTCTTTGTTGGTCGCTCCACTTTCTCCGGCTTTCTTCTTTGCATTAGAGATAAGCTCCTGTTTCGTGGTGGCTTTGCGCTGTTCTGCATCTTTCGCCTTTAAATCAGAAACTTCCTGCAATAGAGTTTTCGCCCATGCTGGGGTTTC